TTTGCCGCTTCAGGATTTTTGTATTTTAACTTTGATCTTGGGTTCCATGACCTTGACACAAAAAAGTTTAGGTCCCCTTTTTTATTAAATGACGGAACAATAATACGACCAGCATACTCACCTTCAACACAAAGACCAATATTATACTTATCTATTGTTTCTTGAGTTATACCTCTTTTTTTAAGGTAATTAAACGCCTCTTTTCTTGGTACGTGTAATGGGTGTATTTCCTCAAACTTTTTATACTCTTTTGGTAATTCTAACTCTTTATATACTTTTTGTTTTTTTTCTACCTTATCCGGTCTGATGAGGTTATAGGTTTTTTTGTCTTTTTTGGACCCAAATTGTTCAATTAATCTACCTAAATGTCCATGTGTATCGTGGGTTTCAGAACACGCCCAACATTTATAGACGTGGTTAATATAATTTATTTCTAAATTTCCCTTACCGTCAGTTTTTGATAAACCTTTTATCTCATAGGAACAAACTGGACAGTCAACAGATATTTGACCACTATATTCATTTACGTTTTTCGGTTCACCAAAAATATTCTCGATAAGGTCAACTAATAGTGACTCTTCTTTCATAAATAAAAGATAAGAAATAAGGATGAATAGTCAATTACCAGATGTTTTCTTGTTTCATATAACCTAAAACACACGTATAAGAATCGGCCATATCATAACACTCCTTTTTTAATGTGTTATTTTTTGTGTATAACCATGTGATTTGCGGTTCTTTGTCAGATACTCTTTTCCAAATTAATTCTTTTTTATCAACATCTTTTGGTAACCCTCCAAATAAAACGTATTTTCCTTTATCGTTTTGTTGGGTTAAATCAGGCCAAGCGAACTTTCTTGAGTTATATGTTGAAATATAAGATGGGACAATACCTAAAATATCATAAATTGATTTTGTAATCATTGAGTTATATCTTAAAAGTGTTCCTACAGTCCAAACATTGTTAGAGTTTAATAGTGGTTCTTCAATAACAACGCTAGTAATACCTAAATTTTGGTATCCAGCTAATTTATCTTCAAACGCTTTAACTTTTAACAAAAGTTCTTGGATTTTATCATCAACTTTTGGTTTAATTACGGGTGAAAAGTGTGTTAGTTCTAATAACTCTTGTGATTTGATGTCAAATAAACTCCAACCTATAGTTTTAGTGGATATGTCTAACCCCAAAACTTTTGGTGAGTTTTTTAAATCTGTTTTTGCCATAAAATTTTAAAAATCTAGTTTAACCGGATACTGTTGGATCCCTTGTCTTTTTTGTGGGGATTGTATCTTAGAAACAACCATAAGTTCTTTTTCGGCATTGTAAAGTCCAACCTCTGTTATGTATGGTGGTGTTACATTATCCCATGTTGGGTTTGTTGATTTTAAAAACTGTGTTTGACCTAAATTACATAGGAAATTCATGACATATATGGTTGCGGTAATATCTGTTTGAATGTTACCAAAAAAGTAATACTCTCCTCCGAAATTCATGGTCAAACCTGTTTGATTTACAACAGGAAGATTAATATAATCACTTAAATCATAAGAAATACCATTATCATACATATCTTTTGTGATTTGTATGGTTGTGCCCGTTAAACCACTAAGAGTTATAAAACCATTTGTTGTTTTAGCAGATAATTGTTCCATAACATCTATTTCAACCCAAGAAGTACTTAACGGTCTTGTTTGTCCTGAAGCCACTTTTTGAGCAATAACTTTCATTTCATTTGCCGTAAAACCTGTAGGTATTGTATTATTATTAGATATCAAAAACGGAAACTCGTTTCCAAATTTTAAAAATACATTATAAGTTGTTTGTGATGGATCGATAAGTGTTGGTGTTACTTGAGTATAATAATTGCAATGTAATGAGTTTGTAAATGCTGAGTTGTTAAACCTATAAGTTACAAATAAACTTTCTGTATTTGCACTTATTAACCCTTCGTCTTGACCTAATATACCATCACAAGCGTTAGGAATAATTGTCCCTACTTTTGGTGCGGGTAAAGTCCAAGATCTGTTTGATTTATTATTTAATGTTGCAACAATTTCTTCATCATCAAAAACAATCATTTTTAAATCAGGAAATACTTTACCCACTCTATTAGGGTATCCATCAACATTTGCATGGGTATCCCATAAGTGATAGTATCTTATACCTGGTTTGTTAAAATCAGCACTTTTTAATGATTTAATATAATAAGGGGTTAATAAATTAAGAGAAGAAAACCCATCAGGATCGGTATAAAAGTCTTCACCTATTGTTCCGTTTGGGTTTTTATGCCACATCAACCATGGTATTGATATTTTTAAATTTCTTGCTTGTCCGGTATTTCCTGAATTTGCAACATCAAAAGGTTCTTGCGCAAATTTTTCTCCATAAAAATTATCTATTGATTGGTTTGTGTAATGTACAATCGCAATTGCTTTTTGTTCTGAGGGTTTTACTGTTATTTTTTCGCCTAATGAATTATAAAAAAATGTACTACTTGTATCTTTTTGGCCCGCATTTGTGTTATAACCTAAATATTCTTTTGTACCAACATAACCTGATGATTCATAATTTAAATAACCTTGTACTGTTGTTGGAAAAACTCCCGCAGGGTTTTCTGTCCAAGGAATATTCATGTTCCAAACTTTTACATCTGTTTGTGAGACATCACAATTTGTTTCAAAATTAAATACGTTTGTTGCCCAATATGGTTCTGGAGTAATAGAATCATATAAATCGGTCATTCCTGAAGGATAAAATACAACTCTACTCTGACCTGAATAACTCATATTTAAAAAATCAGGTAATTGTCTATCCAATTCTATTGTAACTGTGGTTGCTGATGATGTGTCACCAGTAATATTAATTACTTTATAAGTGAATATAGAAGAATTACCACTCAAAGGGGTTACTGAGTTTGTACTAAATAAAGTTACAAACATACCAGGGGTTACAACTCCGGATACGGATACATTAATAGTATTTGCCGATATTGTGATTACAGTTCCTGAAGATAGGTCACTATTTAAAATAACAAAATTTGGATTTACAGTATATGCCGAACTAGTGTATAGTGTGGATCCTGTAAAAAACCCTCTTGGCGCCGCAGAATTAAATATGTCATCAACAAAAGACGCATCATATGGTATACCGTATGTTGATCCTGAATTCGCATCAACAAAAATTGGGTATTTTATGTTCATTTTGTTAAATTCAGGAACAGGTGTAAGATTTTGTGAATTGTATTGTGGTCTTAAAACATTAAATGAGTTTATTACATTTTCACCATTAAAATTATAACAAACCTCACTATCACCTACTTGAAAATAAGATACATTAAAATTACCCTGAGATAGTCTTCTTCTTCCCGCATCAGTAAGAATTGTGTTAATTAAACCATCTGTTGTTTTATTTATATAAGACATATGTTATAAATATCTATTTTATTTTTTTGTTATTATCCTCCGATACCTCCACCACCGCTTGGTGCAACAGTTAATAGTCCTTCTTTATCTAATACATTTGTTATTGGGTTAGCAGGTATGTTTAAAGTTTCACAAACATTTTGATTAACTATAGTCGCATTAATCACCGAAAAACTATCTCTAATAACTCCCTTTGTTGGACATACTGTAGAATTATTAGTTGTTATTTTTTTAAATATTTGACCTCCAACAGTACCCGGTCCTGTTATTTTTGCAGAATATGTTCTTGTTGTTGCGGTTACATTAAAATTAGTAAAATTAGTTGACCCAGCACAAAAAGTTGTTGTTGATGTATTAAAACTATTTGTAATTCCACTTGTTAAATATTGACCTCCTCCTGTTTGACCTGTTGTTGAAGAGTGTAATAATATTGGTGAACTTGTTGTATAAGTTCCTCCTGAAATATTTGTTGTGTGAACAATATCAAACGTAATAGTTTTATTTGGCGGTAATGGTGGTTGAATACTAACTTGCCAATCAAATGTCGTTTGTTTATATGACGGAGCGTTGGTTATTGTTGGTGTTGATGGTATAAAATTTAATGTTATTTGATAATTTGCTACTGATGATTGTGCCGCAACATTAACAAGTTTACTTCCAATATTTCCAATAATGTCTTTAGCATAAACCGTATATGTGCCTGTATCTAAATTTAGAAAAAATGGTGATGTTTGATAATCTATAGGATTATTTGTTAATGAATATGTATATGGTGGTATCCCTCCAATGACTGATGTTACCTGTATTAATCCATTATTAGAGTTTGCACAAGTAGCCGACGATTGTGAAGTATTTAATACAAGATTATCTTCGCAAAGTCCTTGAGTCACGTTTATTGTTCCACTTGCACCATTAAAATTCCATATACCTATCGGTGGGGACACGTTTGATTGTAAAACAGGTTGTCCTGCTAATGTCCATCCGGAAACCATCCATTGAAGTGATGTTGTGTTATAATAAATTGTTCTAGTTGTGCTTGTCCAAGAGGGATACCCATTTATGGTGTTAGCAGAATAAAATTGATATTGAGTATTAGTTGCCGTTATAACTGGTGGTAATGTTGGTGTTATTATATAAATTTTAGAGTTTAAACAAAGTGTTTCTGTATTTTCAATTTCAGGTGTAGTAGGAAAACATTCAGTACAATTATCAAAAGGCCCTGTTGTTGTTGTTGCGGTAAATTGATAATAAGTTTGTCCTGTATATAAAACTAATCCTTCGCTCACCCAACAACCTGTTTGAGACGCTAATGTCCATGTTTTTCCTGTCAATATTTGATTTTCTAAATCCGCAGTATAATACAAATGACTTTCAGGGTCATTGCAATCAAAAAATGATTCTATATAAAATGTTTCAAACCCGACCTCACAAGTTGTTGTTGCGGTAAAATCACCAAAATAGTCAGTAACAGTTGCAGTATATTCGCCAGGTGCTAAATTTGTTAGTGTTTGTAATTGTGAACCACCACCACCCCAAGATATGTAATAAGGTGGTGTACCACCACTTATAAATAATGTTATTGCACCATCAGTTGTAAATGGACTGTAAGCGTCTGTCACAATACACTCAACACCCAAAGGGTATAATGTTAAAATATCACAAGTATTTGCACTATAATTTACCATATTAGAAAGTGGTTCCTGTAACTATAAACCAACCATTATTAGTTTTATAGTAAAAATTATCATCATCCCAAGAAAAACTACCAGGATCCCCAATTGGGTCTGTAGAACCTGATGGGGTAAAACTTGAAGACAAAGTCATAGTAGTTGCACTAAATCCATTATTTACTGTTATACCTGAATTGATATTCACCTCCGATTCAAAGTTTATAGGTGAACATCCGTGTATGTTTGTAACATAAAGATTAGGTACACAATTACCTGACCAAAATAATTGCCCTAATTCTGCTTTATAAGAAGAACCCGCAGCGTTTTGTGATGGATCACCAGTATATACAATATGTATAAGTGTTGTTGGCGTTATTGCTGATTGTTGAGCCAATATTTTATCTGTTAGTTTTGCCATGTCTTTATATAATATATATAAGTTTATTGAAATTCATATGGTGTATCGTCCATGAATGTAAAAATTTCATCGTCCATAAATTCTTTAAAAGAACTACTTGTAAAACAATACTCACATTCATTATTGTCAATTACTTTTATTGTGTATGATGGGCTTTCCTCAAAAAAAGAAGGTAGAGTAAAATCATACGGTAATGTACTAGTTGTTCCGATATATAAACAAGTTGCCGTTGATGTGCAATTATCACAAACCCATATATCAAGTGGAAATGTACCTGTTGTTGAATTTAATGTTACAATTTGTGCCATATTAACAATTTCCGTTTACGTTACAATATTCAGTTAATAGTCCTGTTGGGCTTACTTCAAATATTTTTGTACCATATTTTATATATGTCACAAAAACAGGTGTTGTTAAATTTATATCTTCATACACATAAACACCACTAACTAATGATTGTCCGTCAGCATATATTGTTTGAGTTGTGCCTCCATTTGTAAGTTCACAAACAGGACAATTTAAGCTAAACTCACCTTTTACATTCCATGAAGTTACTGTTGGTGTTGGTGTTGGTGTTGGTAATAAACATGATTCACATGATTTAAATACAGTGAAAGAAGTTCCTGTAAATACCTCTTGTTGTGACCATATAAATCCAGCAGGTGGTGTATAACCAACAAAGTTACCAATATAGGTATAACAACTACCTGAAGAAGATTTTAAAACATCTCCAACATCCACAGTAGATCCTGGATATGTGTATTGAATGATCATACTGTTATTTGTACAAGATGTGAAAACAAATTGTGTCGATACAGGAAACGTTGGTGTTGGCGTTGGCGTCGGTGTTGGAGTTGGAGTCGGTGTTGGAGTCGGTGTTGGAGTAGGTGTCGGTGTTGGGGCAATACAAGACGTACATCCTGATATATAAATAGCTTGAACTGAATTTAAATAATTTGAAACGCTACCAAATATATCATTCTGGTATGTCACACATTTATAATTTCCATTAATAACCGCCAAAAATGTTGTTCCTGTTGTAACTCCTGATCCTGAAAAGGTTATTGGTCCTGTAACATAATAACTTAAACCCGTATCACAGTCTACTAATTGTTTAACATTTGTACAATCAAATAAACCACTATCAACAACATACGTAACTGATGATAAAATTGGATACATAGTTGGTGTAGGTGTAGGTGTAGGTGTTGGTGGTGGTAAAGGTGATGGTGATCCTGATATTGAAATAGAAACCGTAAAACCTGAACATAGATTTGGCGTAGGGGTTGGGGTAGGTGTCGGAGTTGGCGTTGGTGTCGGGGTAGGCGTTGGTGTTGGTGTTGGTATTTCACATTCTAATAATATATCAAAATCCAACAATGAGCAAGGGTCTGAAGGTGTTGAACCTGAAGGGCAAAGTCCTGTATTTAGTATAGTTGAATCCAAATCGGGACACGTTTGTGTTGTTGGTTGTGATCCATAAAATAAGCAATTTCCAGTAAGTCCTGTTGATAAACACCATTTTGTGTTGTTATAAAACAAATACCCAGGATTCGTCCCTCCAGTCCAAAAAGGATAACCATTTTCATGACCAGCAACATTATAATTACCTGTTATTGCGGTATATCCACTAAAATTAATCGATACACAAACTTCATTACTACAACAATCACCTGTGGCACATAAAGTATCTGAACAGTCAGTTTGTAATGTGTATGTTCCATCTAAATTTGTAAAAGTTGTTGCAGTAAATCCAGAAGTAAATGCTGAAACTATGGTGTAGCACCCATTTGGTACTACTGGATCACCAGAAAAATGATATGTTAATCCTGTAGTTGCGGTTCCACCCGTTGCAATCCATGCAACGTCATCTGTCACGTATTTGTAAGCACCATAACAACAACCTTGAAATCTTAAATCTGCCATTTAAATTTTTATATTATATAAATAATCTAACTTTTGTTTTATAAATCTAAATTTATCTCTTCAGGTTTATAATTATAAAAATGTTTATATGCGTGTAAAAAGGCAACGGTTGGTTGTTCCTCCATAGGTACTGACCATCCTGTCTTATCCCACCAATTTCCTATGTTTTTTGAATCGTATTGTGCCCAATCTTCCCAAACACCGCTGGTATACCCAAAGAATTGAAATAAAAATGATAGGGTGGCGTCACACCATTCTATAGGTCTAGAATCTAATTTATATATACTATCCCAAGGAACCTCATTTAATTTATTATATATTTCAATAAATTTTTCTCTATTAAAAATTGTACCTCCACAGGCACCATAACTCTGTAAAGATCCTAAATGACTCCAATGATGTCTTGATTCATCTGTGACATTAAATTTATTTTTTAAATATTTGTATAACTCTTCAGTATATAAAGGCCCGTTTGCGCCTGAAATATCAAATTTTGGTGGTTTAGTGATTTCAAATCTACACCAAACATCATCTTCATAGTGTATAACCCATTCAACGTTTTTTAATGTTGTTGTACATGCGTCGTATACTCTTTTTAACCAATCTAGTTGTCCATTTTCTTTTACAAAAACTCTCCCTGATGTTGGGTTATTAATTCCTTGTTGTTCTAACCAAACATAATCACAATTAAATTTTTTTGCGACGGGTTCAAGTAATTTTGATCCGTCCTCAAATAATGCAACAGGAATATTAGGGTATATTTTTCTTAATTGTTCTAATGCCTTGTAACACGCCACTAATTTATGTCCTGACTGATAAAAAACTCCTATATTCATAATAAAAAATCTTGTCTGTTTATCCAATTATCCGTATTATCATAAACCCAATATACCCACTTATGTGGTTGGGAGAATGATTTGAAGTTTGCTATTATTTTTTCTTGGTAGTTAGTTATATCATTGCGGTAGATAACATTATTTTTGTCATCTTCAATACCAATATAAATAAATTTAAAGTTTTCGGTCATTGGGATTTCTAATTCCAAGTTATATTCTTTTTCTTCTTCTAAATACCACTCAGATGAATCATTAATTGGTGGATTAGTTCCTTTTAAAGTTTCTTGATGTAATTTTCTATTTTTAAAGTTTATTCCGGTATATTCTTCATATTCTTTATGTGTTCTAACACTTCCTAAACCATATACACCTAAATCTATATTATTATCTTCTTCTTGTAACATGTGTCGTAATCTTCGTTTGGATTCGTTATCCATCTCCCACCATTGTTTTTCAACAACACCATTATTTTTATTTTCTTGGTTAAAATCTGTCCAATGTTTTGTTCTACCTTCTCTTGTATATTCATGCCACACAACTGTTTTATGAGGATGAAATAGATCATAACCTAAAGTATATGAACGAATTGATAAACTAATTTCATCTCCAGCAAAATAAATGTTTGGGTCATATTTGTATTCTTCACAATGTTTTCCTAGTGTAAAAAAGAAATGTCCACTAACAAATCTTGCAGGTATTGGTTTATCTAACATTTCCCAATTTGGTATTCCGTTTGGTCTAAACATTATGGTTCCACTTTCTGTGAAATTTGTAGCAACCATTTTATATGGTTCAACATTTAATAACTCATTATCACTTGGTCTATACATTCCAGCATATGATGTGATAATAGGTTTTTTTGAATCAACCATATTCATCATATTAATTAATTCTTCATCCCAATCTTGTAGAAATCTATGATGTGAATCTAATTGGAGTGTATATTCTTCTCCTTTCCAAAGTTTTTGTATTTCTGAACGAGCCCAACATAAACCCTTACTTTCTGACCAATTGTATTCTAAAATTCTAAACCTATCATCGGTGTAAAATTCTTCTAAGGTTTCTGTTTCGTCTTTTTGCCAACATATACCAAAAGTTAAATTTTCAGGGTATTTCGCCTTATTAATACAATCTCTAATTGTTGGTAAAAGTTCTGGGTCTCTATATGATGCGATTTGAACAAATATTTTCATATAAGAATGTTATGAAAATATAAAAATAAATGAATATTATTGTTTGTTATTTGTTCTTATTTCAGTAGTTCTCATACCATTTTCAAAAATGGTATACGTAATTTCATCTAAAGTGTATTCAAAATCAAATTTCAATTCTTCTATTTTAGTGTAACATTCTTCAATAGTGTTTCCGTCAAAAATATAATTTTTAGTTAAAGTTATATCTGAAGTTTCAAACAAACTAAATATTTCTGTGTCATTATATATTAATCTCCAAACCATAGTTAATAAGTTATTGTCCAATTTTGAGGTGATCCCGTTAAAAAGGAAACCGCAGCCAACCCGTTGTATCCACCACTAGAACTGTCCGGATCTGCATTTGTTCCCCCAATGTTTAAATCTATACTATCCCAACCTGTTAAGTTATATGTTGCATTACCACTAAAATCAACAAGAATTTGATTAACCTCAGAGGCGGTCATATTATTATCTTGTAATCTTATTCTTACACCATCAGTAAGTGTTGCTCCCGATAATGGTTTAAAATCAACATAACCTAAATCACAACCATAAAAACCTAAAGAACTTGTTACTAATCCGGTACCACCATTTGAGAATGTAGACACAGAAACGGGTAATAAAACGTTAGTCATCCCTGTATTTAAATATAACGACACCCTACCACCTAATCCTGTCAACATAGACATGTCGTGCGTTCCTTGTAAATCCACTCCTTGAGCTAAATATGATGTTATGGTATTTACTGAAGGTCCATGCGTGATACCTGTAAGATTATTATTTCCTGTTACAAAAAAAGTTGTTGACAGTCCTGTTATTCCCGACATATTTAAATTACCTGTCAGGTTACAACCATCAAAACGCATATATGTGGTTGACGGTCCTATATTAATATGAGTGTTTCCACTAGAACTAAAAGTAATTCCTGTTAAATTAGGATTGTTTGCAACACTAAAAGACCCACCTAATATATCAGACACAGTACTTAAATCTAAATTACCCGTAAGGTTGCAATTAAAAATTTTAAATTCATTAAAATTGTTTGAAGTACCCGTCATGTCAAACGTTACTCCGGTTAGTAATGAATTATCTTGTAATTCCAATACATTATTCATTTTTTTAAATATACTTAAATCAAGGTTTCCTGTTAGATTGTTATTATTAAAAGCCATAAGCCCACAACCATATGTTATAATATTATTTGGTCCTGAAGAAATCGCAGAATAACTTGGAAAAGTTATACCTGTTATATTATTATTTCCAAAACTAATATAAGTTGGAAAACCAGAAAGTGGTGATAAATCTAAATTCCCTTGGATATTACAACTAAACCCATATATTAATGGGTTAGATACTGATGCAAAATTTTTGTTTGCAGGAATACTTGGAAATGTTACTCCAGTTAAATTTGGATTACTATTGAAAACAAATGAGTACCTATTTTGTAATCTAAATAAATTAGTTAAGTCTAAATTACCTGTAAGATTATTATTATCAAGATTATGAAGCCTACCTAAACTAGTCACATTAACAGGAAAAGTTATTGCTGTAAGTGATTTGTTATCGTAAATATCTAAATCTTGATACCTTTGAAAGATACTAATATCTAAATCTTTAACTCCTGTGTTTTGTAATGTATATTGAAACATGGAGTAATTTGAATCAGTAACCCCTTTCCATGTGGTCGGACTAGTAATTGCGGTTAATCCTGGTGAATTAATTATCGAAAACACTGTCTCTTGTTCTGACCAATCTGAAAAGTCCAAACCACCTATCAAACCACCACCAAATAAGGTGTAACCTATTTGGTTTTTACGGTACGTTTTTATTTGTGCCACTTTTTCTCCGGCAGTTAAACCTGTAATTGAGTATGGTCGTGTAGTTCCTGTCCCTCCACCACTTCTAGTGACTCCACTGTACGATGTGGGATACCCACTAATACCAACTAACGCCCTCTTTATTGTCCCATCATCGGCAAAATAATGAGTAAAATTAAACGTTGTCCCCGTAAACCTAACATTAACTATGTCCTGAGATTTGTTTGTAGAAAAAAATGCAGCTCCTTTCATATGTTAATTATAATCATTACCAACTGTCCAATAAAGAATATTACCATCATAAACACATGATAGTATGTCTACAGCATTAGGGTTACTTGTTAAGTAAATTAAACCACCACCACCACTAGAAACTTTATGTCTTCCTGAACCTGATGTTCCATTTATTGTTCCTAACGTGATGGCCCTACTACCACTACTGTTTTGTGTTAAAATAATTGTAGCATACTCACCATTTCTTATATTAGATACATTAAGTGTTGTTGTTGCTGCAGTTAAAGTTGCGGTATAATTGTTACTAACGCCAGAAACGTTCCAATTAATAGTAGATGCAGTTCCAGGATTAAAAAATGGTGGTACAGGTAAGTTTAAATATGTTGTTGCTGATATCGTATTTGCAGTTAATCCACCACTAACATTTAAATTTCCTGTAATATCAACTTGATTTCCTCCGGCAAAGAGTAAATTACTTCTATTTAAATCACTTGTTCCGTTACCTATAATTAATGCACCTGAAGTTGTGTCAGCAGTTAAGTTCCATTTACCTGTTGCGTGTTGGTAAGTTCCTGACGCGTATGTTCCTTGTCCTTCTGTATGCGAACCAAAACCAAAAGCATATGTTTCGTCACCTTCAGCATGAGATGCAATTCCAAAAGCCGTTGTTTTTACTCCTTCCGCATGAGACGATCTTCCAAGTGCGGTTCCACCACTAACATATGTAGGGTGAAGAAAATATCCACCTTCAGCATGAGAACCCTTACCATCGGCTAATGTCCCATAACCTTCGGCATGTGAAAAATCACCACTAGCAATAGTTTGATTACCTTCAGCATGTGACCATTGTCCCGTCGCTAAAGTAGACGAACCTTCAACGTGTGACCAATCACCTTGTGAAATCGTATTTTGTCCTTCAGCATGTGATGATTGACCTATTGCCTGTGTTAGTTGTCCCTCAGCATGTGAATAAGATCCTCCGGCATTCGTTAACCACCCTTCTGAGTGTGATGAAATTCCAGAAGAAATTGTACTTTCACCTTCAGCGTGTGAACCCATACCAATTGCAGTACCACCTGAAAACGGACCACCATCTATATACCCACCTTCAGCATGTGAACCCCAACCTAACGCAACACTATAAACACCCTCTGAGTGTGATGAGACTCCAGACGCGATAGTTAATGTTCCTTCTGCGTGAGATCCCCAAGCAAGCGCTTTACCTCCTGGTGCAAAATTAGCACCATTATAATAACCCCCTTCGGCATGTGAACCCCACTCAGCAGCAACCGTTTGTATTCCTTCTGCCTTTGAGATATTTCCCGATGCTACTGTCCCAAAACCTTCAGCATGTGAATAAGGCCCCGAAGCCAGTGTTTGTACACCAACGGCAAAGGAATAATCAGTAGTTGCGGATGTTTCAAAACCAAAAGAAAAAGAAGTTAAGCCTGATACCGTACTACCTGTTGATCTTATTGAGTCATATATTGTTATTGGTGAACATCCGTGAATATTCGTGACATATAAATCAGCTATACAATTTCCTGATCCTCCCGTGAATGTTGTTCCTGAAGCGGTAATTCCTGTAACTTGGAATGTGTTATTTTGATTATTTGTAAAAGTTAAAGTATCTATTAAAAACGTCCCTCCTGTTACAAAAGTGTCTCCTGTAATTTGTACACCATTAACAAATAAAGTACTAGCAGACATTGTATTTGCAGTTAATCCATTTGTAAAATTAGTAGCACCTGATACAGTTCCACCACTTAATGGTAAGTAGTCACCTGAAACCGATCCCCCACTAAATAACCCGGCAAGTTGTCCTAACTCCGCCTTAAATGATGATCCAGCAGAATTTTGTGAAGTATCACCTGTTGTTACAATATGAATAAGTGTCGTCGGAGTTATTGCCGACGCTTGTGCTAATGTTCTGTCCGTTAATAATTGATATGTTGGCATACTTTATTATATAAATATTATTTATTGAAAAATATACCCAAACCCGTCCATAAAATTAAAGTATATATCATCTTGGAAAGATTTTTGACCTAAGCAGTTTATGATTGTTGAGTAAATACAACCGTTAGTATCGACTATTCTTAAATAAAGAAAATTTTCATTTGGGAAATAGTTTTCAGTGTTTATAACCACAGTTGCTGGTATATATGTTAATCCTGAAATATAAAAACACCCTGTATTTGTTGGGTCACAAAGAAAAATATCTAAAGGCTCTAAAGTTCCTGTTTCTCCAGTAATATTAATTATCATATTAATAAATATCGGTTAAAACCAAACTATTGAGTCTCCTCCTTCAGTTTCTAAAATGTCTCCTAATTCTGTTAATATAAAATAACTTTCTTCATCACAAGTTAATATCTTAAAGTAAATACAACCCGTACTATCAACCGTTTTAACCATAATAGTAGTAGCTGTTTGTAAAAGAGCAGGTAAAACATAAGTACCTGTTGTTGTACCTAAAAATGTACAATTATTACCAAATTCATCACAAGCAAATAATGAAACGGGTGGTGTACCTCCTGAAATGTTTAATATGTCTATTGAGTATGGCATATTTTAACAAGGGTATGGTTGGCTTATTACTTTTCCTGTTCCATCTATTTGTACAATTATTCTTGTACCGACTATTGGACAATCATTAGATAAGAACATCCTACCAAAACCACCACCTGATGGTCCAAAATTTGTTGCCAATCCTCCAATATTTTGTGTAAGTGCAGCATTCGCATAAATTATATCATTTTGGGATATTGTCGCTCCTGTAGTATAAAAAGTAAATGTTGTACAGTTAGTTGTGGTACAGTAAGTATTAACACCACTCGGATATGTCTGACCATTTGTGAACCACATAAATGATGGTGGAGGTACAGGTGTTGCGGTTGGTGTTGGCGTAGGTGTTGGCGTAGGTGTTGGCGTAGGTGTTGGTGTAGGTGTTGGCGTAGGTGTTGGTGTAGGTGTTGGTGTAATAGTCACAGTTGGTGTAGGCGTTACCGGTTCATAACAACTAATGTCGTATGTTATTGCTAACTCTAATTTAAAATCGGTTTCTCCTAAACTATCAACACCATCGGTACATGTTGATTTTATTTGAAGTGTGTTATTAAACAAATCAACGTCATAATCACTTATTTCAGGTATCGATGATAAAATTGTTTCAATTGCGGTTTTCCATGATTCATCGTTTGGTGCGGTTAATGTTTGTGTATATGAAACACCACTAATAGTAATAATACAATCTAAAGAAACAGTGTTTAATATGCAATTTGTATAACCACTACTCAGATCCAAATACCCTTCACTAAGCATTTCACTTATACCTCTTTTTGTGTTTGATGTTGTTATAAAGTTAGATGAACATATTTCATAAACAACATAATTTGAAACAACACTTGGACTAACTCCTGGTGGTAGTCCTGGGTTATTAGAATCACTTATAATTTCAAAAGATAATTGATTTGTACACCCACTACTATCGGTAACTAAAACAGAATATGACCCACCACTTAAACCTGTTGCAGTACTACCTGTTGTTCCCGCAGGTACGTTATCACTCCAAGTGTATGTAAACGTAGGTTCTCCTTCAAATATAAAAACAGTCGCAGACCCATCATTTCCATTAATTAAATTTGTGGTTGTTACAAAACTATTTAAATTACCACCCGGTACTATTGTGAAGTTTCTTGTTACAGAACAATCGTCAGAATCAATTACTTGTAATGTATAATTACCTGCAGTTAAATTATTAAAGGTAGTTGACGTGAATGGGCTATCAATATCAGATTGACCATCACTTAATACATAATCTAAATTAATAATAGGAGTGTTCCAACCAGTAAAACCTGTACCCACATTTATAGCAACTTTTCCATTACCTGAATTACATGTGTCCCCCGTAACACTTAATGATACATTAAACTTATCAACCGATTGTATTAAAACCGTATCTGTGTAATTACAAGAACTAGATTGTCCTGATATTGTTAATAAGTAATTATCGGGAGATAAATTATTAAAAGTCGCAGTATTTGATTGTAAATTTTGTGAATAAAATGTTCCGTTTGTTAATCCTGAAAGACTATAAAATACAGAACCGTTTGCTCCTTGTATTGTTGTAGTTAAAGAACCTGAATTTTGATTACATTGACTATTTGTAATTGTGTTCCCAACAAATGTGAACCCAAATGGTACTCCAATACTTACGTTTGTTGTTATAGAACAAAAGTTAGCATCTCTAATAAAAACAGTATAATTACCCGAAGGCATATTAGATAAAGTAAAGGTATCAGACAAAGTATAACCAACTTGGTTTGTATTTGCAGAGTAATAATAAGGTCCCGTACCTCCAGAAATATTTACGGTTATACTACCATCTGAAGAAAAACAACCTGTCGGATTAACTGATGTTGATCCAACAATCCCTAAAGGAAGTGCTGCTCCGATTGTTTCTGTTTGTGTTGATTGGCACCCGTAATAATCAGTAACCGTTACACTATATGTTCCTTCTGTTAGTCCTGTCGCTAATTGACCTGTTTGACCGTCAGACCACTGAATGGTAAAAGGACCATTTCCCGTTAAGCCAGTTACCGCCAACTTACCTGTATTAATTACACATGTAGAAGTGTTAACTTTCCAAATTCCGTATTCGATTGGGGTACTAGCACTAATCACTACATTTTCAGTATTGGCGGTGGTCAGTCCATAATCATAAACAACCGCATTATAAATTCCTGAACTCAATCCATTAATTAAATAAGGTAATGTGTTTGTTTGGTATAACGAATAATAAATCCCGTTTTTATAAAGTATTATATTATATGGAGATGAGTTTGATGTTGCATTTATATAAAATGATCCGTCATTATCACCACAAGTAGTTCCTGAAACACTATCTATTGTAGTTTCAAAACATTGTGATATATTAACGTTAAAATAAAGTTCATTATTTTGTGGTGCTAATGAGTCATTTATCCTAAAAACGTATGTACTAGCACTTAAACCTGTATATGAAAATAAACTCGAACTAGTTTGTACAGGTATTGTGCCTGGTTGTGTGTTAGTAATGGTATACGGTGGTGTACCACCTAAAACTTGTGCAGAAATAGTACCTCCACTTACATTATCACAAGTACCCGTTACTCCATATAAATAACTAATAGGTCCTTGATTACAGTTTAATGAACAAGTCGCACCACTATCAATGATTAAACCAACAGTACTAGCGGTGTATGTTTGATCAACACAAACAGAAACATCTGCAAATGCAAACCCTTGTTGAGCATTACCACAAGAGTCCACATAACTATAATAACCACCTAACGTTTTACCCGATATTCCCGCCATTATCCACAATTAATTTGTACGTCCAAACCAATATATAATTTGATTTGTTTATTATTGAAATCATCATAACAACTAGAATTACTTATTATAAGATTTCCTCCCGATAAATAGTAATTTAAACCGTCTTGGTATAATAATTCTAATTTATCGTCGATTGCATTTATTATATCATAATAAGTTAAAGGTAAACCTGTAGTTAAATTTGAGGCATTTTGACCATATCCTGTATAAAATTTTTCCAATATTAAACTTTGCTCAGTATTTGTCAAAATATCTTTTAATCTTAAATCAACATACCAATCAGACAAGATCGTATTAAAATTACATTGGTTTGTTGTATAACCACTACTTGTTATTAATTGGTTTATTTTATTATTTAATACAGTTGCCGGATTAAAACTCGGTATATTACATGTTGTTGTTTGATCAATACAATCATACGTAAATGGCTCTCCATTATATTCACATGGAGGACATATACTTTCAATAAATGAACACCCTCTTTGTCTTCTCCAAACTACTTTTTGTCTGTGAAATGCCGAATTATCCATTTTTTGTCCCGTCATCCACAACGCTGTTGCAGGAACAAATTGTTCCACAAGTCTAACCCAATAATCACCTAACCCAAGTGTATAATCTATCATTTTTTGATAAGTGTAATTATTTGTTGGTATATTTACAGTTTGTTGTGATTGAAGATATTTCCAAAAAATAGACTGTAGAGTTGGATACCCTCCTGTTTTACCATCAGATATTGTTTGTCTATTTCTAACATTAATCATGTTATTATAAAAAGTTTGAGCAAACTCAAAAAATGTTTTTTCTTTTGGTTTTGGGTTTATAACTGTCCAATCGTTTAAACCTGGTGATGGATAATTACCGGACAACCCACTATTCGGTATAGGGTAATTATATTGTACTGAAGTATTCCATACATCGTATGTCAATCCTTGTCCCATATTTAAATATAACTCCATGTTTTTACTATTTATAACTAACCTATCATCACTAGTTTCATAAAGTGTCGATCCAAGACCATTAGTATATTTTCGTCTACCAACCTCATCTTTTCTCCAAGATTTTTTGTTATCAATAGTCCTATATAAATTATATCCAAGTTCCATATATGGAAAATTTTCAAACCTATCTAAATATTCTTTTCCATATGTAAATGGAGCCAGTTTAGTCCTAACAATAGATGGTGTTACCGTAAAATTAGATAACTCAAAATCAACCACTTCCTGAGATCTATGTTGTGGTGTTACTTCAAACCAACCAGATCCTTTTTGGAAATAATAATCTGCAGTAAAAATAGGAACTTCGGGGTAACCCGTAATTAAATTTATTGGGTAATCTGTTTCATCTATTATGGTACTTTGTATAAACCCGTCAGTAGTAAACGCAGTGTATTTTACACCTCTAATTTTAAAAGTGTTGTTTGAATCTAAAGAAGGTCTTGTAAAAAACTTAGTACCTCCAGAAATTGTCGCATATTGGGAATCAAAATCTTCAATAGGGATTCTACTATCGGCCAAATAAATGTACTCGTTAAATTCTATTAATTGTTCGGGAGCACCAATAAATCTTAAAATATATTCAATTGATTTTCTAGTACCTTTAGATCTAAAAAGATATGAAGCATTTAAAATTAAATTTCTATAAAACTGGTAGTTTAATTCTTGTGGTGTTTTTTGAACGGCCTGTCCCGAATAAATTTGTTCTTTTGATGTTGTAAAAATAGAATTCATTAAATCATCGTTAGTTATTGGTGTTGTTTTAGTATCAAACCCTAAAGTGTTTGCTAAATTCACTAACAACTGTGAGGGTATATCGTTACTCACTTTATAATTAACCGATGTCATATACGCTAAAGAATCAATAAACTTTTTTGTTTCATCAAAACTTCTTCCGTATAACTGTAATACTTTTTCTACTTTTTGATCGTTAGTATCAAATTCTTTTATAGATCCTGAAGTTAAAAATCTACTTATTAAATTGGTTCTGTAGCTATCAATATTTTCCGTTATATTACTTAAATCTTGTAAGTATGTCTCAAAATTATTGCTGAATATATCTAAATTCCAAAGTCCGTCTAACCCCCATGATAATTTTTGTGAATACATAGTTAACTCTCCGTTATCATCATATTCAGGATATTCGTAAACAGAAGTATATAATGGAAAACTTTGTCTATTAAGAATATATTTTTCAACATAATCAAAATTTGTATTAAATATTTCTTCTGTTTTTTCATCATTTGGTTTTATGATTAAAGTATCCGTTGTTGCGGTTTGTGAAGAAAAGGGGTTACCTTCAACAATAAAACTTAAAGTTCCCGCACTTATAAATGTCGATGGTGTAAAATCAAGTACCTTATATTGTGTGTTTAAATTTGAAACGTATAAAGAGAATTTTGTATAATTTACTTTAAGATTTCTATATTCACTAACTTTTATTGGTCTTGTTGCTAGATTCGATGTTGCGTTTATAGAGTAATCAATATCGAATGGGTTTTTTATTAATGAAATGTTTATATCAAAACTAGTTTCATTTTCAATACTATCGTATTGTATATTAAAAGCGGTGTTTCCCGTAAACTGTGAAAAATTTTTAAAATCTACTTGTAATGCTGCGGGAAAATTACTTATAATTTTTGTAATAGATGAAGAAATTCTTTTACTAAAAGACCCATATAGTGAAAAACTAGTTACTTGTGATAAATCAAAGTTTGGTACTACTTGAAAGTTCTTTTCAACAAGTAATTTGCTTTGCTCTATATTATCAATTTTTAATGTTTCAAGGGTGTATGGTTGTGAAAAAACCCCAAGAGAAAAACTTCTATTTACTTTTTCAAAAGATGATGTTGTAAATTGAAAATTACCTTGGGTTAATCCTCCGCCATCCACGACTTGAAATCCGACTAAATTGTCGGAAAAAGTTGCAGAACCTGTGGCTGCAATTGGTGGACATAAAAATTTAGTTTTAGCCATTAAGTAATTATATTTGTAAAGTTTTTAGTAAAATCAATATTACTACCTCTATCTTGTCTAACTTCGTATAGTAATTCGTTGAAATTATCCCTAACTTCAAATAAGTTATATTGTTTATATATGTTTCCTGCCCTATCATATAAAGTATAAATCCCGTCATCGATACTTTTAGTTTGATTACCATAAAGAGCAATACCTAAAGTATCTAAGTCATACTCTCCTATTTCTATATCTACAGATATTGGATTGAAAAAAGTATTTGTTATAATAATATTTTGATTGGGTTGTCCTATAAATGGGGTTGCGTTTGGTTTATTTGTAGGTGAAGATGATGGTGATAACGTACAAAATATTAAATTACTACCCGTTTCAACATATCTATATCTTAAAGTTTTTTGAGAACTATTAACCTGATCTGTTAGTGTCGGTTCACAAAAAAATGAAGATGTTATAATTCTAAAAAAGTTAGGAATTTTACTTCCGTCATTATTCAAATATTCTACTCTGTAACCAACAAGTCCTTGATTAACGAATTTGTTTCTAAAATTTTGAGGTACATTACTTATATCCACTATAATCCCTTTAACGTTTGGTAAGGCGGATAGAGTACCACAATCGCTAATTCTCGTTCTTATTTGTGCAGGTCTTAAATAAACCGTGTAAACACCTATCGCGTTAAACTCTTCTGCTGGTAGTTTTAAATTATATAAACCACCTAACACTTCAATATTAGTATTACCACCTGTGTTTCCATTATGGAAATAAGGTGTTAAAATTTGTGTTGAGTTTAATTTTTTAAGCGTAAAGTTTGCTGTAACATCTCTAGACGGAGTATAATGTAAAATTATCTCTACGTCTGCTGGTGAAACGTCTGCGGGTCTTATTGTACCATATGAACCAAGTGCCATATTTTTTTTATTTATAAATAGTTTATGTCCCTTTTTTTAGGTGGTGTTAATTTTAAAAAAACCATAACCATACCTTTGTAAATCCCCTACATTATCCACCTCACCAAGTCTTTGTGTGTATTCAAAAGGAGAGTATTTACCTCTTTCTACAAAAACGTCTGTCTGAACTTCAGGCGCCATAACAAAATCTAAAAGTAATTCGTCTTTTGTTAATCCAGATGATGCTAAATCATTAATAGTAAACCCTGATGACTCAAAAGAAAAGAAAGTCGTCCCACTAAAATAATCTATATAGTGTATTCCATCGATAGTGTATGCTATATAATCAGCCTCAATTTCATCAACAACACCAATACTATTATCACTTATTTGTACAAAAAAACCAGGAATGTATTCTTGTGGTCCCCATAACCTAAGAAGTCTCAACTTAGATTTTGTCTTACCTACAATATTAAAAGGTACTTGTGTGTAGTTACTTGATACATGATATTGAGCATCATTAACAGAATCACCTGTAAAAATGTAGTTATATGAAATTGGTATCCCTGACCAAGACCCACCTTGTTGTGTAAAAAAAACTTCACCTAATTGGTTATCTATGGTTACTCCCGTAAATGGTAAAAAGACTGGTTTTTGAATAGTTGTTAACCCAAAAGGATTTAATTGTGATAATGTAATAATATAATTACCTGGTGAGTTTTGATACGTGTGTGATTGTTGCCCATTACTTGTAGATAATTGCCCTGATACGGATCCGTCTCCCCAATCTATTGTGTAATTAGCTAACTGCAAGTAACTGTTGAACACAAAAGAACTTGAATTATAAACGGTTACAGTATACGGGTTTTGACTATTACCTGAAATGACAAAATTTCCAACAATATCTTTTTGATCAATAAAACCACTAAACTCAGAATAATAACCAATATCATTATATGACTGATTTAAAATAATAGGTATAGTTAAACCAGTTAAATATGAATTACCATTAGTTCCTCCACTAACTATTTCAGTCATAGATGAATAAACCCCAAAATCTACTCCATTATATGTTTCTTCAAAAATATCAGTTTTAAGAAACTCAGGACTAATTCTATATTTTAAAAAACTATTAGACATTATGGGTTAACGTATTCATACCATTTTATGGGTTCGTTAGTAGTTCCAACCCTTATTGTTGTGTTATTGTTTTCTTGAAAAACAACGTACTCATTTGTGTCGTAATCCAATTTATATTTCAAATAGAAATATATTTCTTGTTCCAAGTTTAACATGTTTATCCCTGAAAAATCGGACTGTGGTTTATTTATCATTCTTATAAATTCACCTTTTTTTGCGTTAAAGAATTTTACTGAACAATATATTTCATTTGTAAGTAAGTAATCTTTATTTTTTAACCAGTATAAAAAATAACCCTCCTTATCTTTTCCTATTGAATCTAAAATAAATTTTGGTTTTTTTACTTCAACATTTGTTTGATTAGCCACGGGACCTATTGTGCCCGGTTCTTTAAGTCCTTGTTGTGTTGGTATAATAACGGTAAATAATAACAATTGATTTTGTGAATTATTTGTATCATAAAAATCTAATTTAAAAAAACTACCCTTAAATGAATTAGCAAAATAATATATTTCGGCATCTGTAAAACTGGCATTTTCATAATCTGTTGCCCAATTGTTAATAGTAGAAGCAGTGACATTTGTTAAAAAATCAAAAAAGTAAAACTCATAATTTATAGAAGTTTCTATATTTGGTACGGTTACCGGTAATGTTACTTGTACACCTGATGGTAAAGTTGTTGTTATAACACTACTAATTAATTGGGTATAAGCCGAATGTGAAAACTTAGTAGTGTCTAAATCAACTATGGGATTAATTAACTTATTTTTTATTTCTGTTTCATATTTTTGTATGGCATTATCTCTACCCTCAAAATCGAAATTCATATCAATAGGGATATTAATATATTTACTATTACTTGATATTGAAAATCTATAATTACTCACACCCATCTACTTCTATTGGATTTATTAGTATTGTATCAATTGTTTCAGTGTTTCTAAATACAGGGTGATGTAAAAATACTATATTTTTATATGGATAATGTGCCCCATTTACAAACGGTACATTCAATCCGTTTCCATCATTATCAATAAACCCATAATCATAGATATCTCTCCATATGAATTTCTCAAAATAGTTAGAGTAATAAGCATAAAATGGAGCGTTGTCAATCTCATCTATACCTGATCTTTCTTGGTAATCACTAAAAACCCTTACAGGTACACTATAATGTGGTTTATATAAGTAACCTGAAGGATATTGTGGGGCATTTATTGTTTGGTCATCTAAAAAAATATTAGGATTATAAGAGTATTTGTGATATATAGGTGAAAGTATTTTTTCTATTTGTTCAATATTATTATATTCGCAAAAATCACCTTTTATCACATCCCCATCATTTAAAAGTTTGTTATAGTAAAATGTTTGGTTGGACCTATTATATGAATCAACAAAAATGTTATCTTTATTATCTGTTGAGTTATGATTCCACCAATTATCATAAGAGTCTTTTGAAAAGTTAAACTCCCATCCAACATCAATTGCCCTTGTTCCGTTACCGCTAGGTTGGTTAAACCAACCCATATATCCTCTATTAACTATAGTAATAAACAATTCAGTAATTGGCCTACCATTACAATCGAGTAAATTCTCAATATCTATGTCCGAATTTACAGAAAACCCATAAGTTTGAGACCCGTCTTTTACTGAAATTCTTTGAACACTATTTGGTGTTAGACCTGAAAATTCTAATTTTTTCTTTATTGGAAATGGGTTATTTTCATACCCACTATTAACTAAAAAAATGTCTTTTGGTGTTTTTAAAATCTTATGAAGTCTAACATAATAGTTAGATGTTGTTTCTGCAATATTAGAAATATCTGTCACTCTTTTAAAGTTGCCAACTCTTCCTGATACAATATCACTTGTATTAAATTTTAAATTGTATATTGCAAATACTCTTTTTTCTGATCTATAAGTTCCGTCACCTAAAGAATATACACTATATAAATCTTTATTGTTAATTGATATATTTAATTTAACGTAATCATTTTCTTTCAAATTGTGATCGGTGGCACAGTAAAAGAAAACTAATGATTTTCCATCTATGGTTCCTGTATCTATAACAAAAGGTATCCCTTCACTTACTGAAAATGTGTTATTTACACCAAACTTTTCACTATAATATGTCATAGTTTGAGCGGTAGTACTACTATACGCATAACTAGTATAAACACCCCAATTATATGTTGTTGCACTTTTAGAAACAAAATCAATATGTGAAGTAACTGCTAAATTTCTTATAAAAGAAAACTCATCATATTGAGGATATCCTTTCCATACATTAGTATTTACTGAATTTGCTGGATCTAAATAATATAAATTATTTTTAAACGGCGCATAATTAGTTTTTCCTGAAATTGAGTTATCAAATATGTTTATAATTTTACCACTTATTCTAAATATAGATGAGTTTTGTCTTTCAAAATCAAAAATTTGTGGTAAATCTACAAGTGTACTTCTATCTCCTTGGACATAGTTTCTGTAATTACTTTGTAGGTTTAAAGGTATTTGTTGTGGAGTTATTGTACTACCGGCAAATCTTTTATTACCTAAAATGTATGATATTTTTTTTTCTCCACTCATTACTCTTGACCTACTATATATTTTGATATGTACCTGTTCATTGCACTTTTTCCTTTATTTAAACCAAAATAAAAATGATAAGGGGCGCCAACAATAAAAGAATCAGTCGCTTGATTTTGCGAAGGTACCGGTGTTGGTTGTCCGTTATTATCATAGTTTATAATGTATCCGGTATTATTACCGTTAGTTGCTTGAAAATATGGTATCCCGTTAAATGACATTGTTTGGTAATTTACCGAATATAAATTATTAGTTGTTTGTAAATCAGTATTCCAATCATTTAATTCGGATCCAAATATTGTTGGTGCGGGTTGTGGGTCGCTGGGTGTTGATGCTTGTGGGTCAACTTTTCTCCATTTGTAAAAAGGTACTTCTTGTGTTTTTGGATAAGGTATTAATTGTTGTACATTTCCAAAAGTATTAATTCCAGGGGTAAGAAGTATCCTATTTTCAGTATTAGCACTAAAGAAAATTCCAATTAATGCACTTCCTTGAGAATCTAAATATATATCAAAATCATCATAAAATTGATCATTAAATGGTACTATACCGTACTCTGAATTTATACTGAATAATTGTGCTAAATCTCCGTCTATTCTATTTTCACTTCTACTAAATATAGTATTAATTGAAGCATCTCCAGACCCTATAAGCCTTTGTCCGTTAGTTGAACTAAGTAATCTTGATAAAATAAAAAATAAAAGTATATCTGAAGTTTCATTAAATGATGTGGATTTTATAGTTTCTATTAAATAACCTTCAAGTTCAGGATTAAAACATATTTCTTTCGCAAATTGATCTCTAGCCCCTAAATCCATTATTGTTGTTGGGAAATGGATATTTCTTTTATTCATTCCTTTAAACTTAGGTTCAGCATCAACCCATGTTATTGTTGTGGTGTCAAAATATTTAGGTTTTTGACCTATGAAACCATTTGTTATATTATATGGTGTTGCCCTATAGAAATAACCGTTATAGTCTTCGTTGTAGTAAACAGGCCCCTGATCGCTGTAAAAAGTATCTTTTGATCCGCAGTGTATTCTTTTTGTTGGGTTTCCTTGTATATCAAATATTGTTTGTTTTTTTATTGGAAACATGTATAGACTTCCGTTGACCCAATTATTTTGAAATACGTGACTTATAACTCCTCTACATGCTGCGTATGTGAATCTGAATCTAGCCTTCCATTCGGCAAAAAAATTAATGTCTTTTTTAATACTCTCAACTTTAAAAAATGGTTCTTGTACGAAATAATAACAACCACCAATCACTCTTTGTGTTGATAAACTTGTATCTTCATTTGTTAGACATGGGTCTGAAACAGAAAAAGAGGTTCCTTGTCCAACATAACAATCAAGTGGCTTTAAACCCTCACAGGTTAAAGTATTAAGAATCGCATCATTAACTTGACTTGAGTTATCATCAGCAAAATCTTGAAAATTATTAGTAGTATCTGTTTGTTGATTTATTTGGTAAGTAAGACCTTCTAAAATTCCTTGATCTGAAATTCTATATATTGCAAAATTATCATTTAAGAAAAGTGAATAAGAAGTGTTTCCATTAACTTCTGTCGTAGTCGATGTTGGTAATCTGTCGCTTCTAAATACTAATCTAGTTTTATTTGTCATTATAGTGTCTGTCAAATAGTCCATATGATATGCCGGCGAAAATATTCTCACAAATGTTAGGGGATCGACTAAATTAACCCTTTCTCCTGGGCTTTTTGTTGATGCCAAAAAAGTGGATCCTTCAACAATACCTTGTTTAAAAACAGGTGTACCATTGTTAGGGTCGGTATAGATTGGTCCCACGTTATCTGGAGGATCTCCTTGTGTCCATTGAACCCCTATGGTATTACTACCTTGTGTCCATTGATAACTAACCAAAGTCTCTCTTCCTAATCCATTTGTAAAGTCCCCAATATTATATATATCATTAGGAAATGCGACGTGTGAAACTCTAGATTTATCAGTAGAGTTATAATATTTTAATGAATTATTTGTAAATGCGCTCCAAGGTTGTGTTATGTTAAAATTATTATACGGTCTGTGGTACAAAACAGGGTTTGTATTATTTATAACATCGTGACTTTCAGGCGTGATTCCACCTGTATACCATTGTGAGTTTGAAATTCCTTGTTCTTGCCATGCCAAATTTGTTGTTGATGGTCCCGTTAATCCTTGTTGCCATTGTGGAAAATTTGGTTGTACGGGTATATTCAAATAATAGTCTCCTTTTATTTTTAAAGTACTACCTATTAAAGGAGATAAATCATATTCGATTGTTTGTTTTTGTGTGTATGGATCAACCCCTCTAGTTAATATTAAAATTTCTTTATTATAGAAATTTTCAAAAAAGAATTTTGGGTAAGCATTAAATCCTGAGGCAACATTTCTCCAATAACTTAAAGGATCGGCGTTTGATATAGTTCCTGTTTCTGATAAACTTCCGTCTGTTCCTATTTTTGCAAAATTTAGTCTTTGGGTATTATTTGCACTATTGAAGCTAAAATTCCCACCAACATAATAACCTCCATTTGGATCTTCTTTTATTGTATTTACTGATGTTCCCCAATCATTTCCAGCATCGAAAGTGGGATCAATTGATCCGTCTTGATTAATTTTTAAAATGTTAGTCCTATCAAGTGCGGCAAAAACACCACCAATCAATATTTGATTATTACTATCAATTTCCACACTTCTTATTTCAGATAGTGCGGTAAAATCTTGTAAATTCTGTTGTAATTCTGTGAAAATATTAAATAAAGTATCCACAATACCTGTCGGTGTTATCCTTACTAATTTTTGTATATTTGAATCCCCTCTAAACTTCGTCATTTTACCTCCGACAAGTATATTGTCATTAGCATCTACTTTTACAATTTTTACTTCTCCCACAAACCCATTTGGTTCACCAGGAATTAGTGTCGTCACATCAAAACTGGCGTCTATGGTACCATTAGTATTTAAAATAACTATGTTTTTATAGTTTGCGTTAGAATTCCAAGAATTAAAAGAACCACCAACAACTATTCTCCCATCCGATAGTAAATCAATAGAATTAACATACCCACCACCATTCGCACCACCACCAACACCACCTAAATTAACACCAAAAGATACGTCGTAGGTACCATCACTATTTAATCTTGCAAGACCGTATGGGGCATTAGCACCACCAAATTGTGAGAATATTCCACCTACTAAAATTTTACCATCAGGCTGAATTTTAATCGCCTTAACTTTACTACCTGAAGCGGTTCCAGCAAAAAATCCACTACTAGTGTTTGTTTTAAAAACTGTGTCATATAAACCAGTTGTACCATCTAATCTTATTATACCACCAAAGTTAAGAACACTATTATAAGTGGTAAACCAACCACCTACTAAAATTTTACCATCCGCCTGAACGGCAACCGCCTCTACAGGTAAATTAAAACCATTATTATAATTATTACCACCATTACCAGTATTAAATTGACTATTTAATGACCCATCTGTTTGATTAAGTTTTGCAATTCCTATTGTATATACATTTGGTGATGATCCAAAAGTATACTGAACAAACGCACCTCCTAATACCGGATTATTAGTACTATCAAATGCAATGGAATTTATATAATCACTAAATTTACCACCAAAACTACCCGCAGTAAAATATCCATTACCCCACCTAAATTTAATTCCGTTTTCGTATATAAAATTTCTCAAAGGACCATAAGTAGAATAAAGGTCAACTGTTTGTTCTAATTGACCTAATGTCATTCCTGTAATGATTTGAAAATACTCTACCCCTGCAGGAAATTTATAATCTTTACTCTGTTCAGTTAATCTTAATTTTAATTGTGCAGTACCAATTTGTTGATTAGTTTTTATATATGTTTTATTTACGTTATTTAAACCATTTTGAATGTTATTTGTTGTTCCAGTTACTGATGTTGTTCCAAATTGGTTTAACGTAGAACCTGTTAAGTTTGGGTCGTTTATTAAATTTAAATCAGTGAATGTTAATAATTGTCCAGCACCACCTAATTGTTCTAAAGTACCTTCATCACATAAAAGAATCAAAGGTAAATCCGTAAAAGGTACTGATGGGTCTTCTAAATTTGTTTGTGGGTTGGTGTTTTTAACGGTAGTCGTAATATAAGTACCATCTTCAAAGTATGCTCCTCTTGAATTTAATTTATTTAATGATTGTGACCAATGTGGTGTGAATCCTACTGCACCTATTTTACTATCTTGTTTTGGCCAAACGGCAATATTAGTTTTTGCGAACTTAGTATATGGTCCACTATAACCAGCGAAACCTTGATTTATTCCATAATAAAATGATTGTTCGTCAGTTTCGCATGTTTGAAATGTTGAACAATAATTAGGTGAAATTAATTTTTGGTATTCTTGTAATTCTGTAAAAGTATATTCGCCAACACTATTACTATCAATTAAAACACTATAATTAATTCTTTCTGATGTGTATACTGGGTCGGTTAAATCCCTATCCATTTCATATGTTTCACAAGTACAAGCCTCACAATCAGGATAACCCATCATAGGTAATGATAATCTAGGAAATGCCCTATCGTCTAACCTAATTGGGTTACTATCAGGACAATTTAATTCTGTTAAATTAAATTTTCTTCTAAGCCAATTTATTGCATTACAAATTGCAATTATGATAACAAATATTATATCAAAAATTAAATTTATTATTTTTCTTATTATTGGATAAAATCTAGCAACAAAATGCCATATAATAATTATTATTGGAAATACAACCGTAAATAATGTTATTAATAAATTGAATACGAAAAATAAACTATCAAAATTTCTAACTCCATCATTTACAGGAAACCTGTTTGTTGTCGTTGTACATGACCTATCGGTTATTTCTTTAATCCCTAAATGTCTACTTCTATTGAAACCCCATTTCCACCTATCTAAAAAAGCAGATACTGTATAAACTCTATTAAAATTAAACTCAAAAAACCTATCTTCACAATTGATTGCTTCTTGAATCATTTGATTTCCTAGTGTTGTTCCTGTGTCTCCATATTCGTTCCAGTCTAAACTAAACGCATAACTTTGTTTTTGTAATAAGTCGTTTGCAGGTTTTTGTTCAGGAAATAAATTCCAACCATACTCTTTAATGTTTGGTATTAGATAATCGGGTCTTATTACATCGTCATTTGCTCCACCCTCATTTTGGTACACTACCCTAAATCTATATTTTGCCTTTGTTGGTATTCCTACTGTTGGGTCGTTAGATAATACTTGTTCTCCAAATTCGTTTGTAGAAACAAAATCCAAATTCATTGGTAGTTCCACTAACCATGTTCCGTTATCATCAACTACGTTACCTCCTTCAGGTAATTGATACTGTTCTAAAACAGGGAGTCCGGCACTATCGTTATCTATTGTTTGTCTTATTGCTAAAATTTTAGCAGGTCCTGTAACTAAATCACAAAGATTACCAGTATCAAACTTAGGTTTACAATTAATACCCAAAGCGTCATCATCTGTTGCTGAAAATAATGATCCCATAAAAATTGATTGTGGTTCAATTACAATTCCTAAATCTCTTAAATCAAAATCTACTCTTGTGATACCGACATTACAAATATCACCTTCACCCCAAAATGAAGCGACATCCACATCTTTTTTAGAGTTTATAATTTGAGGTAAGGCGTCTAAGTCTGAGGACGATCTAAATTGTGTTCCAGCAAATTGTGACTCAACACCCATACCCATTCTAATCAAATCTGAGGGTCTTTGGGAGAAGCACCCTATGTTAGATATGTCCATGTCCATGATAACCGTTTGTATTCCTAATGGAACACCGACTATCATAAAGTCTCCGCTGTCGTTAGTTCTTACGGTATATTTATAATATTTTTCATATACTTCTAATACTTCTTGTCTTGTTAACACATCTTCTCTACTAGGGAATGTACCTGTTGGTGTGTGTCCCCCGTATTCTTTTTCGTAAGGTAAGAGGTTATATCTATACCCGTCTTCGTTTTTTTGATCAACTCTTTTATATGGGTAAAGTGTTGATATTACAACATCATTCTCGTCTTCTTGGGTTAATGGGACAAAAACAGAAACGGCAACATTAGGTACACCATAACCACCGTTAGCTACAACTCTACCTGTTACCACACCGTAATCAGCACAAAATCTTGTATAAACATCTGATTGTTTTAGTTTTAAAGATAAAATCTCAATGAAATCGAAATCTTGTTCGATATTCATTCTTATATTTTTATCTTTCCCTGGTGTGGTTCTGAATCTATAACTTTTTCCCATTATTACCTTTGTTGATAAATAGTTATTTTATCAATTTTAAGATAAGTCATAACTTATCAAAATAAATAATTTAACCAAAGTCAACGGTACTTAGATTTAAGACACTTACTTTAATGTCCTTATTAGGGAATCTTATTTGATATATTTGGTCAGGTTCTGCAAATATCGTATTATTAATTAGTCGTATCTGTTTTGTTGTTGTGTTCACATAACTTTGTGAAGTTTCTGATGATGAGTATTGACCTCCAACTTTATTATAGACTTTAACTTCACTTAATGTATTAACACCAGCAATATCTTGTATTTGTTTATTAAGGTCAGATATATTAACATTCTGACCCAAATCTCTATTTGCTGGATTCATGAAGTTTGAAGTTGTATTAATAATTTCAGTTATTACTTGAGATTGGCTACCAGGTGAATCTAAAACTACAAAAAATTCAAACTCTAAATCAATAACTTTTGCAACTTCTACGGAAATATAATCATTAATCATTCTATATCTTGATAAATAAGTTGCCAAATTTGAGATCAAGTTATTAGAAACCGTTTGTGTTAATGCCCCTGAAACATCATACGATAAAACTTTAACCGATATTTTATTATTAAATTCACTTATTTGAACCTTTGCAGGTGCACCAAATTTTCCAGGCATTGTCTCTATAAGAGATTTATAATCATTAATTGTTACAGCCCTTCTTTGTGCCGCAAAATTAAATGAAACCATATTTCTTACTTCATTAACGCTAGGTTGATTTGCCCCTCCTATTGCTGCCGTAATATTATTTACAGTTAATGACTGGACAACATTAGTATTGTCTTGTTGTGACGGACCATTAACACTAAAATCTATTTGACCTAATTGATTTATCGCACCAACACCAATATTGGACGATAAACCACCACCAATTCTATATTGTATAAACAATGTTGTGTTTGGTATAACGGTTAAACCTAAACCAATATTATTTTGATAATTCGCTAAGTTTAATTTTATACCTGTATTTGTAAAATTGTTTAATTGTTGTTCAGGTGTTGTTGTTCCTCCACCAAATTGTAACTTTAAAAACCCTTCAGGTGTATATTCAGTTATAAATCTATTTTGAGTTTTTATATATTTCCCTACTTTTACACCAGCGTTATCTGTTGGTTTTGTTGGGTCTTCTACAAATATTGTGTCTTCAACTAAAGAATCGACTTCATACCATCTATTTGTTGATGTCGAAAACTCGGCAAATGTTGGTGTTGTTTGGTATTGTGTTCCGTCTTTTTGTATTACTGAAGTTACCCCTAAAACATTTCTTTCAGGTAAGAAAAAATTAAAAAAGGGAACAACATCTTGTGGGTTAATTACTTTTTTAAATACTTTTGTGGCCCCATTTACTACCACTTCTTGTTTAGTAATGACATAACTTGATAACTTATTATCTTGATCAAATATAGGTCTAACTGTTCTATTGATAAAACCTTCATTATTAAATTGAGTGGAAAAATCAACGTCGTTAACTAATTCAAAGATCTGTCCTCCTCCTTGAAACTGGGATCCTGCCCTTAAAATACCTAAATATCTTGAATCAGGGGAATCACCAAATGGTCGTACTGTTATTGAAATATTAACAATCGCAACCGATGGTCTGTATCCCGGAATTTTAAGTCCGTAGGTTCTAGCAATATTAAATACTGAAGATCTTTGTTGTGCAAACTGTAATACTGTTTCTTGAACACTTCTATCAATATGATAATGTAAGTTGTCACCTATCGCAGCATTTAAATCCATGAACACAGAAAAAAGAGATGCGTCATTAAAATTTTGTATTAACTCAGGGTAATACTGTTGTGTATAATTTAATAAGTCTTCTCTTAAACTTACAAAATCTCTGTTTGTGTATGAAATTTTATTATTTGCCATATAACATTAAATATTAATTATTACAAATTCTCTAGAACCAAATGGGTTACTTTCATTTGTGTACTCTATTTTAACTTTTGCCGTGTATTCTTCGGTATTTGCACCAGGTAATCTGTAAATCTCGTCGTTAAATTCTTGTGATTCAATTCTTTCGATGCTATTTTCATCTTTAATATACGGTTCTATTGATATGTTTTGTATAGTTAAATTTGGAATGTATTCAGAAACGCTTTGTTGTATTTCATTTTTAATGGCTTCAAAAGTTTCCCCGTCAAGTGGTTCAAAAATATACTCATAGAGTCTTGTACCAAAATCAGGTAGGTAATACCTATAACCTTTTCTTGTTAATAATAAATGAATCAAATTACTTCTTATTTCCTCATCCGTTTGTTCTGATAATGAAAGATATTTTCCTGTTATACTTTGTCTAAAAGGAAAATTTATACCGTATGTTATACCATTTGCCATATATAATAAATATAACAAAACATAATTTGCATTATATGGTAAAAACTATTTTACTAAATTGTGTTTTGTTTTATCATGAACAAACTCATATTCTTTACTCATTGCACCAAATGTAACCTTATCCAAACTAATTGTTTTGATCCATGAAGGTAAAACAACATAATCTAAAGCCTTACAATTCATATTTGCGTTTTCTTCATTAATTAAATACCAATAAATCCAAACCAATTGCATTTTAGTAAATTGTTTTCCTGATTTATTAGTTATCCTATATTTGTTTATTGTTTTATCAAATTTAATTTCAGCTTGGAATGGGTTTAACCCAATGTCTGGTAAATCTGTTTTTAATCCTAATGTGTCATTATTTGTTAAAATTTTACACATTAATATATTAGTATTATTTATTTTTACAGTTTTAGACCCATAGTATGATGAATCCATACTAGTTCTATTTGATTCTGTTTGTTTAAATTTTTCATTAGCATCAAAAGGGGGGATTTGTTTTTCTTTTTTTTTAGTATTGAATTTTATTTTGAATGTTGCTTGTTGTCCAGGTATTGGGTATAATTTAGTATCTCTTTTTTCGTCTATTTTACCTCCCGTATCCATGATTCTAGAATACGTTTGTACTATAACATTACTAGATGGAAATTCTTTAATTAAAACATTTTTTAAAGAATTTGCCCTATTTTTTGCATACTCTAAATTTTTTTCTCTGTTTTTTTCACCTGATAGTCCTTCGTATTTATTTGTAACTTTTTCTATTTTAAAAGGATCATTCGCATCTGTATTTTTATAATCGGCATTCATCGGTCCGTCAACATAATTACTAGCACCACCATAAACTGTAACATTTAACAAGTTAGTCATTTCTATCCCCTGTTTGTCTAAATCCTCTTTAATTTTTTGTATAGCATTATTAATAGTAATTTCACTTTTTGTAACATCAAAACTTATGAAACCATTAACCATATACTCGTTAGGGTTATCTTTAGAATTTGTTTTATTTAAAGTTATTAATGGTTTAGAAAAATCTAACCCTTCTAATAATACCTGTTGTTTGTTAAATTTAACATACATTTCAAGTATATTTTTTTTTTCATTTTCACTTATAAATAATTTTTTCATACATATAATAAATATGTATATAAAAAAAATCACTAATTACTTAGTGATTTTTCTTGTAGGTTTGTATTTCCTCTTTCATGTCTTGGTTCGTATGGACAATGTAAACATCCGTTACCACAACATTTACCACGTTTCATATGGTAATCTTCTGTCATGACCATTCTACCTTGACTATCATAATAAAACTCAGTTGGTTGAAGTTTTGGTCCAAACTCTCTAACATATTGTTGTTGTATCCAATCTTTTGATGCCCCTACATTCATTTTAGTTAGTTTTTCTTTGGTTATAAAACGCCAACAAAACTTGGTATGTTAGCGTTATATCATTTCCCCATTGTACTTTCATGACTTAGACAATTTCACATGCTCCACCGGCACACGCAGCTTCTCCTCGTAGGTCAGTGTTATCTTGTAACTCAATAACTTTTGTAAGATCAACATTTGATAGTGTTTTAACCAATCTTTCAAAATCTTCTTTCGTACAGTCTTCAAAAGGTGCTTGTGTATATGTTCCTCCGTTGTATGGTAATACTGAAAGTCCGTTATAAAAGTCTCTATTATTCCACATCCAATCACCAACTAATTCCCACTCATCTTCTTTAATTGAAACGGTTGCCGATACGTTGTGAGTATTTTGTCCGTTTCTATGACCAGGTTTGATCCATTCTTGAGATACTTTTTTAACTCTCTCTAACATCTGAAATACTGACTCATGTCTAACAATTGAACCTTCAGGTGCTCTTTGTGGAATAGTAATTACCGCAGTATCATGTGGTCTAAAGTATTCATCTTCAATCAACTCAGGGTGATTAATTGCCAAGTATGAATAGATTGATTCGTTTTTACCAACACGGATTCTTCTTAGGTAATAATCATTATGCCAAGCGTGAATACCTGATGATGTCCCTAATACTAAAGATGATGTTCCTGATGGTTTAACTGTTGTTGTTCTTGCAGATTTGTTAATTTTAATTAATGATGCAACTCTTTCGTTTTCTTCTTTAACTGCCTTAGCAGCCCTTTTCATGTCATAACCTAAAACAACACCTGAACCAATACCTGTCATACCAACACCGATAAGTGCGTCTTTTTCGGTTGTTCTTTTCCAAATATCTCTCAAGTAGTGAAAGTCAGTGTATCCTGCCTGTAAAGTACCAATGAATGATGCCGCTTTAACTCTTTTATCAAAATCTTCTTGTGATTCAATATCTGAAGCATTTACCTCACATAAATTACAGAATTGGAATGGTCTTAGTGCGATTTCACAACAAGGGTTTGTTCCCCAATCTTTATCGTTAGATAGATAAATTCCTGGTTCCCCTGCTCCTGATAATTCAATACGTTTCCACAAATCCATAAAGAATTCTTTTGTAATTTTGTGACGAAGAAGTACCGCTGAGTTATTTGCTCTACCTCTTTGTGCGTTTTGTTCCCACCAATTTCCTGACTTACAAGAAATCATTTCTTCATCGTCAGCCGAAAATAATGAAATAAGTGCCGCTCGTCTGATACCACCTGCAAGTACCGCGTCTGCAATATGACAAACGATGTCGTGTGTTTCAATAGGTGTTAATCTTTCACCATCTTTTTTGTTATCCAAAACTTTAGTAATGTGGTGGATACAATCTTTTAATGGTTGAGGTCCGGGAGCCTTACCTCCTGATGTTACAAGCATCGCACCTTTTTGTCTAATATCTGAAAAATCAAACACAGGTGTTGATGATTTGTAACCTAAATACGATTCCATTAATACTTTAATGGCATCTGCCCATCCTTCAATAGAGTCACCAATAAGATAACGTCTCGTTCTTTCAGGGTTTGGTTTTTTTATTTCTGGTAGTTTTTCAACGTGGTGTTTTTGAACTGAGTATCCAACTCCTGTTCCACCTAAAAGTAAAAACATTGTTTCAGAAAATGCATCTACGTGATCGATTGGCATATATGCACAATTGTAGACTCTGTTTGGTGAGATTTCAATTGGTTTTCCACCAAATTGTAATGATCTCATAGATGGTAAAACTTTTTTGTCATACACCATTTTATATACCTCTTCTATCTCATCTTTGATGTGGGGGTACTTACGTTGGTGCATCTCTTTGTTACGTGTTACCAACTCTTCCCAAGTCTCTCTCCTGTTTAATTCAGGTTGAAACTTAGCGTATTTCATAAAGACAGTAATGTCACTTAATATTTTTTGCGAAATATCCATTTTATTCAAATTTAATAATTTATTTTAAGATTCTTGTTGTTCTTTTTGTTTTTTTCTTTCTAACAGCTCCTTAATTCTGTTCCTATTCTTTTCTTCTTTTTGTTCCTCGTGGCCAAGGAATGTTACACTTTGTTCTGTATCTATCTCTAACATACCATTGTCAAACTTACAGTTCTCAAATATAATCCCATCTTTACCGATCCTTGATTTTGTGATTGCGATTGTTGCCAAGTTCATTTCTTTTTGTTGTAATGATTTTGCGACCGTGATAATAACGTGTCCAACTTGTGCCTTTTTAATAGAACCACCCATTTGATCTGTTGTTACAACCTCTGATGATATTGAATTTCTGTTACCTTGTGTTGCTGTCCATCCCGCAATATCCAACTCGTGACACATTGCTTCAAATCCTCGCATTACCGATCCTTCACTCTTCCATTCATCACCTAACATCTTGTCTGGTACTACACAATCAATATAATCTAAAATAATCATATCAACTTTTATCCCTTCGGCAATCATTTTTCTAACCTGATTTTTAATCTGATTCATAGTTACGGTATCAGATGCCAATTTTTTCATAATCAACTTATTTTTTCTTGTTGACTGAATTTCTTTGACTCTCTCAGTTACTTCTTTTCTATTTTCAGAAAGGTCGTCGGGGTGTATTCCTGTCCAAAGTGTAAAGTGTTTTCTTTGGATAATTTTTGGGTTGTCTTCAAAAAATATCTGAAGAACGTTATACCCTAAGTTAAATGCGTGGTTAGCAATCTTTGTTGTGAACGTGGATTTACCAACACCGGTTGGTGCCAAAATAACACCGATTTCACCTTTAGCTAGACCACCTTTTAATAGGTTGTCAATACCAGGTACTCCAATTGGAATTGGGTGTCTATAATCGTCATCCAATACCTCATCAAGGTTAAAAAATACATCAGTAGTTCCCTTATCTACTTCACCAACTTGAAGTGCTCCCCTTACCATTTCTTCTAACTTATCATAACTCTCGAAATCACCTTTATCGATGATTGATTGAGCCTTGGTCATTACTTTTTGGAGTTCTTGTTGTTTACAGAATTTAAGGGACTTTTCTTGAACAAAGATTGAGCCTTCGTCTGAGACGTTCTTAACCTGATCTAATGTGTCTAAAACGCTCTTTTGAGCCATCGGTGAACTAATTTCTGACTTAGTCAATTGTTCAAGGGTATCAAATGTCGGTGTATGCTCATATTTTGAATAATATTCTTTGATCATTTGACAAATAATCTTGAAATATTGGTTATCAAAATAATGAGGATCAATAACTTCAATTATGGAATTAGAGAAATCTTTGTAAGTAATTATGTTATTTAGTAATTGAATTTGAAAAGTATTTCCTAAGTATCCGAAGTTCTTTTTGTCTGACATATTGTATAGATTTTTGTTCCTTGTTTTAATAAATATAGTTAAGCGAACGAATAATTAAGGTACTGATAAGATAAATTTTTCTCTGATAAAATGTCAGTTAACTCTCTTAAAATGTTTTTTATGTCTGGGCGTATATCCAGTGTATATCTTACCTTTGGCGGGTATAGTTTCGCGTCAATAATTCTATGACAAATTGTCTTGTTTCCAACCTTTAAGATTATGTTAAATATCTCAGGTCCATCTGTGTTTGATGTTTCTAAAACGTTTGGGTCCTCTTCAATCTGGTATCTATTGTCTAACATATATACCATACACTTGTTTCTCAATTTTGTTTGAAGTGACTCAGATAGATACTTAATGTACTCATATAATTCAACTGAACTTTCAGCCTTTTCATGATATCCTTTTACATTAAAAAATCTTTGTACCACAAAATTGTTGTTAAGTGTAATCAGAAACTCAACCTTTGTTACATCATTCTGCTCTTTCATAATTTTACTTTTTTGTTTTAAACTTTGTTTTTTCTTTTCTTGTTAACTTTAAAAATGGTTTTAAAAAATATACCCACTGATCGTCACCTTTTGGTAGGTATTTAAATAATCCGTCGTCCATCATCATCCGAATTAGATTCTTATATCCTCTTCCGTCAGGATCCAATGACTCAGAGTAATAAGCTTGTACTAATTCTTTTCCTTCTTCACTAATTAGTGGTTCCGATAAATCCACAATCTTTTTATTGATTTCAAAAAACTCGTCACCAAATATACCTTCTTTTGTTTTACCCGTCAGTAAATTTTTTAAAGCGGTATTATCTTTTTGTTCTTTTAGAAGTTCTTCACCTCTTGTTAAAATATCGGTAAAAGAAACTTCTCTTTCAAGTAGCTCAGGAAATAATTTAACAATAGTCTTCTCACCTAAGTAGTATATTCCATCTATATTATCTGATTTGTCACCAGATATTATCTTAAATGTTTTTACGTTATAGTGTGGAATTTCTATTTCGTGTAGTTTGATCTTATCTCCGTTCTTATAATACTTTTTGGTGTTAGGTGAATAGATTGTAACATCTTCAGAGATAAGTTGTGTGAGGTCTCTATCTCCACTGAAAATTGTTTTATCTTCGTCTTTTGAAATTTTGCAATAATATGCGATGAGGTCATCGGCTTCAGAGTTTTCAAATTCAACTTGTCTAACAAACATTTCTTCCAAGTATTCTTTTACTCTTTGTTTTTGTTTGTTAAATGATTGCTCTTTAAAATCTTCTGTAACCCCTTTTCGGTTAAGTTTGTATTTTGGGTAGATTAACCTTCTTTGTGAAGTACTTGTTTCTCCGTCCCAAAATACAACAACCTTGTTGAAGTTTTCGTCTTCTATGAACCTACGTAATGTGTTAAGGAAATGCCAAATACCTCCTACGTGCTCCGTACCGTTAAAGTAATCTTTAACTCCGTGAAATCCAATTTTTAATAAATTATTCCCGTCTACTAATAGGGTTTTTGTCATTTCTGTAAATTACAGGGTTCTTACTCAACTTCTTCTTTTTCTGCCTTTAAATCAAAGTCACCATCAACACCGATGATTTCTTTCCAATACTCAGCATATTCTTTTTTGTATTGTTCGATGGATGCCTTTTCTTCAGACGCTTCTTTACCTGGTAAAAATCCATGTGGTGTTACAATTATTTTACCGTCCTCGAATCCAAGACCGTTGATGTGGTTTTTCATTACGGACACTTTTGTTCTTGATGCAAACTTAACAGTTCTTTTGTCTTTAGTTGCGGTAATCTTTGTTGTTCCTGCACCTTTTTGATTTCCAAATAAGAAAACTAAAGATGAGTTTAACCAAATTGCTTCACCACCTTTCGCCTTAATTTTTGGTTGACCAAATGGATTGTCAGGTAATTCTACCCAAGGCTGATTAACAATAATCAAAGTGTTTTCATATTTTGAATCCGCTTTACGAGACCCTGAAATACGTTGGTTGATTCCCATTCCAATCTTGTCGGCTAAAACACTTGCATTGTGTTGTTTACCACCCTTACCTTCATAAGTCATCTTACATGGTACAGATCCAACAGAATCCCACATAATACATAGTGAATAGTCTAAATCGCCCTTTTCTTGTGCGTCTAACAAATCATTAATATAATCCGTAATTTGTTCAATGTAATCAAAGTTATTATTAAAGATATAAAAACCATCCCACTCTAATTCACCCGTTTCAGTATCAACAACCTCATCACATTCAAACCCCATTAGTTTAGCATGTTCAAAGGACCATTTTTGTTCCGTAATAATGAACACAGGAAGTACACCTTTCTTTTGTGCGTCAACTGCCGTTTTAACTAAGGCGGTTGTTTTACCTGTATCACTATGACCTAAAAACATATTGATGTGTCCCATCGCAGGTCCCGGTAATCCAACAGCATCTAAGAATGGTTCACCTAAATCAAAGAATCTTTGTGGTTTATATTTTGCTGACGTAGAAAACTTTTTCTTTAATGAACTAAAATCATTCTTTTTAATTGCCATTTTCTTCTTTTTGTTCGTTTAATATTTTTAACATGTCTTCAGTGATTTCAAACTTCTCATCTCTTTTGACATTATACTTGTAAACTGTTTCTAACATTTCAAGTTTATCTTTTGCGTTTGTCATTTTTTCAACAAACTTATCCATTTCTTCTAAGTGTTGTGGGTGTTCTCCAATACCAACGGAATTATTGAAATAAATTAAAAGTGTTGCTTCGGCTTCAGCCATTTCTGACCTATATTTCAAGGTCAGGGCTTCATACATTTTTTGTGATATCTTATTCATGTTTTAATAAAATTAAAATGGTAATTCTTCTGATGGTTCATCATCCGCTTGTGGATCAACAATTGGTGTTTCTACTTTTGTTTCAGTTCCTCCACCAAGAGAAATTTCAGCCTCTTCTCCGTAAACATATTTTTTAAGTTCAGAACTCCACATTGGAGTCTCTCCTACTGCCACCGCTTCTAAATACTCAACAGGTTTTTTAGAGTAAACATCTTTCCAAGTAAGTTCATCTACTAACCATCCGTCCATGATTTCTTTATCTGTGTGTACAGGTGCCGGATCATCATACATAATTGTTTGAACAACTGTGTATTCTTTTCCTTGTGGTGTTTTTGCTTTGATCAATTCAATAATCAAATCACGTCCTTTTTCAGAATCAGTTAAATCACCTTTTGCTTTCCAAATAGGTAAGATTTTATCTAACACACCTTCCTGTTTATAGTTGTGTTTGAATCTCCAAAACTTAACTCCGTCTTGTTCGTTATCACGATCAATAACTTTTACGATGTAGAATAAACGTGAACGGTATTGAGATGCCAAATCTTTATCTTCTTTTTTCCCTGTGGAGATAAGTTCATTATAAACTTCCGTTAGTGGTGATCTTTCGTTGTCGTTTTTTTCAGGGTCATACAACTTAACCCATTGTCCATTAACTTGAATTTCGTGATACCAAACTTCTACGAATGGTGAAGAACCATCTTTTGTTGGTAGGATACGAATTCTTCGTTGTGCAGATTTTTCGTTCTTTTGAAGAACGGCAGAAAAATACCTTTTCAATCTGTCTTCTTGTGAAATGTTTTGTTTTTGTGAACTCGGTGTTGAGTTCTTTTCGTACTGTGCAAGTACTGCATCAATTGAATTTGCCATAGATTTTGTTTTTAATTTTTAACTCTTTTATCTATAACAATTATAAGTGAATTTGGTAGAATGTCAAATAAAAAAGGGACCTTTTGGGTCCCTTATATTTTTACATTTCTTCTTCATCATCATAAATATTGAAGGTTTTTTTAATTTCTCCTGGTGAGAAATTTTCAACTTCGTCAGATGTTAAAATATATTCATTTTTTCCTGACTTTTCCATATCTACTTTTTTATCATCAAAAAAATCGGTTAGTTTTTGATTATATGGGTAAGAGTCTAAAGATCTTAACATTAGTTTTTCTTCAGGTGTTTTATCTCTATATCTATCAAATTTTTTCTCTAAGTTTTCAATTTTACTTAAAATTTGATCCATGCTTTGTAATTTAGATTGCAATTCGTCCAATTTAGAAATCATGTCGTCCATAAACCCATCCTGTTTATCTTTAATTTCTTGTTGTGTTGTAACTAAATCAGTGATGTCAATTTCTTCAGATTCCTCTTCACCCCCTTCAGCACCTTCGGTTTCAGCACCTACTTCTTCAACATCAGGATCGTTTGCAACATCTACAGGTTCAGGCACTTCAGTCCCTCCTGTTGGTGGTGCACCTGCGTCTCCACCAGGTGCCGGTGCCCCTGCATCTGCAGGTGGTGGCACATCACCAATAGGACCCTCTTCTCCACCTGGAGGTGCTGCAGGATCTGCCGGTGGTTCAGCCGGTGGTTCTTGTTCATTAAGAATATATCTGTTTATATTTTTAATTCTTTGTATTTCTTGTAAAATCTTTTTATCTACACTCATTTTAATATTTTTAACCATTCAATAATGTTTTCACACCTGTTGGTGTTTCTACCTTTAATGTTCTATTTGTTTTAAGAGTATTGTCTACCCTCTCTATTAAACCATCTTTCATTCTAATGGTATAACAATCACCAGTATCCAAATCACAAACTTGTTTGTGGTCAGCATCTATTTGTTTTTCAGATAATCTAGTATCTTTTTTCAAATAATCATCTAATAAATTTTTAATATTGCTCATAGTTTTTTTTATTATAAATATATCGTTATTTTAAAATTTATCTATACATATAGACGCAAGAGAAAATAAGTAGGTTGCATATTCAGGTGTTATTTCCGCCGATACAATTTTTTGTCTATAAAAATCAAATATATCTTGTCCTGTTCTTGTCCCTGTAAATAAAAACTTTGTGTCATATGCAAATAAAAGTGCGGAGATTGCGGTAGAATACGCATCTTTATCACTTAAAGATGGGTTAGTTGTTTTTGCTGAATTTTTAATTGCTTCTATTATTGGCGCTGTGGATCCTAAAATACCATTTATTGTTTCTAACCCTCCATCTACATCATCAAAACTAAATAAGGGAACCGCTCCTTCAGGAAAACTAACACAAGTTAATTTAGATAATGCCGGGTTAGTTACATATAAATTGTTTGCAGATAAAAGAAATAAATTATTATTAATACATGAGACAATACCGTCATTTGTTAGTGTTGTTGCTTCAGCAGCACTTATTGGTTTATTATCAAATAAGTTTGTCGGCCTAGACATTAATAATAATAAAATTAATGCGTCAACATATTTTTCAGGTTGTTTATTTTTAATTTTCAACACTAATTCACCTATCGATATTGTGGTTATTGTATTATTAACATATGGTAATGTTTTATAATCATTAATTACTAATTTATCACACTCCTCCTCTGGTGAGGTTTTTGGTTCGTTACTTTGTTTTGATGGGTCTAAAATTGTTTCAACATCTTCTTGATATCTATTTTCATTATTTTCTTTTAAAATTTCTTTTTTGTATTTTTCTAAGTAATTTTTCTTAATAAATGTTGATATACTATCAACATCGGGTAGCGCATATTTAGGTATTCTAACACCATTAAATTTTGTTTCAAATGATGATTCATTAATTGTGTGTGTTACTTCTAAAATTTGATATGGTCCATAAAATAATGGAATATGTCTTAAATTAAAATACATTAATGGTTGTATCATCGCATTACCCATACTAGTAACATCTATATTATAACTTAATGATTTATAATAAGAGTACATTGATTGTGTCTCTTGAGCGACTTTGTCTCCTGAAGATCCGCCAGCAAGTCTTTCATTAACCTTGAATGTGACTGCGGTTTGTTTACCTCCACCCATACCAACTGAAAACTTTTTAAACATGTTTTGATTTCTTATACCAAAATCAACATTAAAAGCAACAACTTTATTTGTTTTATAAAAATTAGTTTCGGGTGTTTGTGGTATACTTATTGGGCAATCTGCTGGATTTCTTATATCGAATGAATCATCACCATAAACAACATTTCTGTTATCATTCAATTGTGGATGTTCTGATGTTTTTCCAACATATAAAAATATAAATTTTTGTCTTGAATCTAAGTAATTAACGTTTCTAAAAGTTCCAAAAAGACTATTTGGTATATCAATGTCTGTTGGTTTATTATAGTTTTCAGCATCTAAAACTCCATTAAAATTTATAAATGATGGTGTTGCGTAAAATAATGTAGTTCTATCTTCATCTAGTATGTGACCTATTACATCTGAAATGGTCATATTTTTTTCCATTTTCAAATATTTTGTAACATCTTCAAGAAAAAATTGTAATTGATCACCAATATCTGCGTTAGCGGTGTTCATAAAAAGAAAATCTTCAAATAATGGTCTTGTTAATAAATCACTTCCAGCAGTCCATCTATTATTGAAAGTTTGTAGTTGTATGTATGTTGATAGTTTATTAATGTCTCCATTTACGTTTCCTTGATTACTATTTGTTTGTAAACTAACTCCTGGTATTTTATCTCTCATATATTGAAACACTTGGTTTGTGAGATTTTTTTGTGTGTCTAAATTTTCTTGTAACAGGTTATCTATGTATGAAATGAAGTTTGTTTTGTTATAGCTATTACCATTAGAAATTGCATAAAACTTTTGTAATGAATATCTTTTTATTAATTCCTCACATGTTTCTACATTTTCTTTTGTAAAATCAATATTCATATCTATAAAAAAGTCTGTAATTGTACTGCCAGTATTATTATATGAGATATAATCAGCATTACCAAAACCATTATAATTATGTAATTGTAAAGACTTCCAAGCATCTACATTTTTTTGACTCAAAGTTCTACTTGTTAAAAGAGCATTTGGTCCTGTTAAAATACCATCACCAGGTAACGTACCTGGTACATATGGGTCAAATGTTATAGGTGATAAATTTTTTAATTCAGGTATAGTTGTTAAACTTGTAAATAATTTTCTGTTAAAATTTAATGGATTACCATTTTTAAAAATAATAGGATTTTCTATCAAAAATTCCCTGAAAGTATTCGCATTATTTTTTTTCTGTGTGGTTGCTAAACTTAGTCCATCATTATTTTCTTGTATTTTTGTTAGTGGTGATGATGCATCATTTACTGAAAAAATAGATAACATTTGATCAAATAATTTTCTATTTTTTAATGAAGTTATACCACCTGAAGAAAAATAAGATGGGTCTTGTACATCATCTTCTAAAATTAAAACGTCTTTTGGTTCTGGATTTCTTTTACAAAAACCTAAAAATAATTCTTCAAATTTATCCAATATTTCTTTTCTAAATGATTTAAAATAATAAAATAAACCATTACCTTCAAAAAGATCTTGGTATGGACTAAGATAAATATTATTTTCTAATATGTTTGATGTTTTTGAAAAATATCCATAGTTTGGTTGTCCCCATAATGTTCTAACAGAACCATTAAACAATTCCTTACTACTTAAAATTTCATAAGTTAATTTATCATTTTTAAAAAATTCAAATTTTGCTTGGTTTAATGGTATACCTCCGTTTGACGGTATTAAAATGTGAATCTTATTTTGCGCATCTATATTGTATTTCTTATCAAATGTAAGATATGAAAAATATGGATTTAAAATAATACTTCTTTTTAAGTTATTAGGGTCTCCACCAAAAGGCATAAAGTATGATGCATCTTTATTTACTCCAATATTTAAAGTACCAGCAGTGTACGCATTTGTGAATTCACTTTCAGTATAACCTGTAAATAAATCTTTACCAGTAAAATAGTAATGTACATCTGAAATAAGTTTTGGATAAAATCCTGTATTAATAATATCAACATATTTAGTATTATCATTTGCGTCTATTTTTTTATACTGACAAATAAAATCTTGTGACCCTCCTGTATAATTTTTTATTTTATATATTTTTTCTAAATTTTGTGATAATGGATCATAATTTTTTGTAAAATCAAAATCATTAATGACACCATCTAAAATATCTTCTCCTGTCTCTATATATTTTTTATATCTATGATAAAATGATCCAATTTTTAAAATTTGTGAGTATTCATATTCATCTAATTTAGATATAATGTTATCGGAAAATATAACATCAGTATAGTTAAAATCTTTGTCGTAAGTATAATAATATGATAAAGGACTACCATATGAGTTTAAGTACATATATCCTAACGCAACATAAGCGGTTGTAGTGTTTCCTGATTTTTCTAATTCGACTCCTTTCTGTAACGCATTTACAAAATATGGTGTATTAATATTACTATTTATTTGTGTACTTGAAACATTTCCTGAATAGTTTGGTATGTCTCTATAGGTTTTTTCTGTAAAATTTAAGTTTTCTACTCCTTTTGAAAGATAATCTTTAAGTTCTATTAAATTATTTATTGGGTTATTTGTTGTTGGGTTTACTAAGATATCTTTTTTACTGTTATTTACTATATAATCCATTCTATCATATGGTAAAATATTTGTATAATAATCATTTTTTTTAAGTCTTGCTAAAACTTTAATATCATCTAAAAATGTTAATGACTTTTCATTAATAGTTGATTTAGATAAAAAATCGTCTTGCGCGTAATCAAGTTGTTTTGTTTCTTCAACATACTGTTTAAATTTCGGCGCTAAAGGATCATTATTTTCTAAAGCCAAGGTATACCCATCAATACTTTTTTTACTATATAATCCAAAACTATTTTCTGTTAAATTTTGTAAATAAGGTGTATTAAAAATACCTCTTTCTAAATTTAACCAATGATCTGCGGTTCCATTATTTGCTAATGTTTTTAAATAATTAAAAGCGTTTTCATAGTTAAAATTTGTATTTTTTAATTTCTCTTGTACTGTAAAGTTTTCAGTTATTGCATTAATTATATTTTGTCCCTCTAAATGTGAAACAAAGGTATCCGCCTGTAGACTCTGTGGGTTAAATTGTTTTGCCAATATATTACTATAATTTGATAAAACGTATAACCTTTCATATAACTCATACATTACACTTAATTCGGTAGTACTATTATATGGTTTGTTATTAAACGGAAATTCAAGAGCGTTTACTGTTGTAAAATTTTGTAAATTTTGTAAATTTTGATATACGTTTTGTTGCGACGAACTTGCTCTTCTTACTGTAGCATCTAAAAAGTTTTCAGTAAAATGTACTTCAGGCCATGTTGCATAATCAAATGCAAATGTTTTAGAAGCATATTTAGGATCCCCCAAATATCTAACAACAAAACTTTCCCTTCCATCTTGTAGTTTTTCTTGAACATAATATGTTGGCCAAGGATATACAACATTTTGTTCGTTTAATTTTCCTGTTGAGTAGTTTACAACATTTTTAGAATCAATTCCTGAAGATTTTTCAGCAGGTATTACGCTTTTTATTCTTAAAGGATCGTTTCTTTTATCCCAAGCCAATCTATGGGTTCTATCCATTAATCTATAAAATGTATCACATCCGGCAATTATTATTGCCATAATATTTCTAATGGTTGGTTTAAAACCTAATGTTCCGTCTACCTTTGTTACCCTATCTGATAATTCATTAGAAAATTTTGTTTCAATTTCTTGTTCTTTTGCGGTTAACTGTTGTTGGTAATTATTAATTCTATCTAAAAATCCACCAGGAAAAAGTGTTTGACTATTTGGGTCAGTGATTCCAAATTTCATATAGGTCGGTTCAGTACTTATTGGTTGGTTTGTTGTTGGGTCTAGTCTTGTTTCTGCGTTTTGTAAAACCAAAAATAATTGTACTTTAAAATCCGTTAGTTCCGCTTGGTCGGGTGTTCTACCATATCTAATTGTATATGTGTTAATAAAGTCTTTATCACTTAATTTATCTGGTGTTATTTTTACAAATAACTCGTCTTCAGAAAAAGACACAGGTATTTCAGATGGAAAACTCTTACCACCTATTGTGTAGAAACCACCAATACCGAAAGTTTTATTTTTTTGTAGTATTTCGACACTATTTTTTATTTCATTTTTTATAGCAGTTTCAATCTCATTTCTTTTTTCTAAAGGAATGGTTTGTTTAAAATCATAGTAAATTTGAGGTCCCTTACCATCATCATAAGATATATAATTAGTAGTGTCTAAATACCTACTTAATAAAACTGTATAATTTCTATCTTTAATTTCATTTAATTCTTCCCTAAAAGATTTAATATCATTTAGCGCAATAAAGTCTTTTTTTTCAATACTTTGTTTTATTGAAGTTACAAAATCGTCAGTATTTTTTATAAATTGGTCTATTGTTAATCTTGGAAATCCTGGTGAAATTAACTTTTTATTTTCATATTCTTGATATACTTGATTTAAAATTTGTCTACCTAAATAATCTACGTCTAAATTTTTTATAGAAGTATTAGAACCTCCAGGTGCATTGTTAGATGTTCCTCCTTTTGCAACAATTATTGGAAACATTTTAGGTGCTGTTTTAGCATATGTAAGAGATGTGTCTTGTAAAAGTGAAACTAAATTTGATGTTAGTTTTATGTCTATATCAAAACTAGCCGTATCATCATTAAATTTAGCCGTAAAATCTGTCATGAACAAAGTGTATCTAATTGCCTTACCATAAAACCCTTTTACTGTTAAATAAAATTGTGGATAAGGTAAATTAAAAAATGTAGAATATATTGAATTTTCTCCTTGCTCAAATAAAGTCTTACCCCCAACATCTGTTAATGCTATTTTAACATCAGGTACATAACCTCCAGGTCCCGCATTTGGTTTAACGGTAATGCTTATGGATTTAATACCTAACGCTTGCGTGTCTTCATAATTTCTAACATTTCTGAAAGCCCTAATTGTACCATCTTTTGTTTCAAATCTTTCCCCTGTTTGATTTGCACCTAGACCTTGTCTTGACCCTTTTCCTGTGAATTGATCTGACCAACTTGTGTCAAAAACTTTTTTCCCTTTTGGTTGTAGAAAATTTAATTTTTCAAACGAATCCGATTGTCCTTGTATTGTAGCAACTAAAGTATTTACAACAGGGCTATCAAAACTTTCCCCAACCGCCAATTTTGTTCTTGGTATTACTCTAGCCTCTAAATTTGCATAAAAAACTAAGTCTTCGTGTCTAACTAACCTATCTTGAACTTGATTTCCTATTAATACTTTATTAGGGTCGATTAGTATTATATTATCATAATCGGTTTCTATATAAATTTTTTCTTGCTGAAACTTATCTGCCATAATAAAATATATATGTGTCCACAGCGTTTTTGTAGTCTTGTAGTGCAGCAATCAAAGGAAAAGGTACAATAATTGCCGATCCGTCAGGAATGTTTTCCTCTAAACCACCAAAAGACGGATTTGCCTGTAAAATTAACCAACCGAAATATGGTGTACCATATTTTTCAAAACTAAGCTTATCGAGTCTAGATTGATTTTTTCTATATATAAATTTTTGGTCTGATGGTCTAGGTGGTAAAGTAACAAACGGAACAACCGTCTGTCTTCCATCTATTAAAAAACTTCTATATCTATCATAATACTCCATATTATTTCATTTGTCTTTTTAAGTTAAAATAATCCCAAGTTGATTCAACATTTGACCAAATAGCTCTTAAATTTTCATCATTTGGTGGTACAATTGGAACTTGTGATTCGTAAGTAAATTTTCTAAGCTTATCTCTATTATACGGTTTATAATTAAGTGCATTTTCTTCTCCAAAAAATCTTTTATACACCTCATCATTTGTGTATTTATCTTTGTAAGAAACCACTAATTTGTCAAAACTATTCTTTAATTTAGTGTATAATGTATTAACTGGATTATTCGGATTGTAAACATTTGGTATATATAGATTTCCTTGAGGTCTAAATATAACTTTGAACCCTAAATTTTTAAATATGAAGTTTTTCCAATTTTCTTTTTGTACTGAACCATCAATAACTGAAATTATTTGATCAACAAAAAAATCGTAGTTACCTACTAATAAATCTCCCATAGTCATTGCAAATCTTCTATCAAAAACCGAAACATCAGGAGCATCTTCATTATCTTCAATTTTGTTAACTAAATATAAATTGAATAAATAATCGCTATTATAAACATTTTTATCACCATTAGGGATTAATTGATAATTTTTTAGTATTTGATTAAAATCATTTAAGTCTGTTCTAATTTTTAAAAAATCGTTTTTCAACTCGTCGTAAGTGTTTGTTGCACCAACACTTGATGCTTCAACTTCTGATGTTCCTGATATATTATAAATGTTAACACCACCTCTTTTATTTTCTCTACCGTCTATTTTGTTTGAAACAAAATTAATTTTATCGGTTATTTTAATAAATTCTAATTGATTTTTTACTATGTCATTTGCAAATTTATCTAATTGTTGCTGATAAAGATTTTTTTGTTCGTCAAGTATTTCTTTAATTTTTCTTTTAATTTTCCTTATATCTTGATTTTTAAAATCTTTTTGGAACTCTAAACCCCCTAATATTGGTATTGTTTCATCATCAACATCTTGGTTTGTTTTTTGAAAAAGGTCGTCTATTTTTTCTTGGTAATTAACTGGTTTTCCAATAATGTTAACCTTATTAGATGTATTACCACTTAAATAGTCAAATAAACCTTCAGAATATTTTCTATCTTTTGTTAAAATAATTAATCCTCCCCACCCTTTAACTATTATTGTATTTTGTATTGCCTGATTGAACCCATTAACCATGTCCGCAGTTTTATCAATCAATTGATTCATAACTTCTTTATAATTAATTCTACCTGAAATTAAATTTGTATTTATGTCCGCAAAACTTGATTCAATTGTTCCGATAGTATCTCCAGCATCGTTTTGTCTTGGCCTATTAGGGTCTATGTCTCCTACCTCATCTTGTATACTTTTTAAAATTTCGTCATCTATTTCTTGTAAAAAGTTTTCAGTTTCATCCGCTCTATCATCATAAATTTCTGTATTAGCATAAAAGTTAAATGATAAACCATTTTGTAATTTAGCGATTGGTTCTGCTATTCCATGTCCACCAATAAAGTCAAAACTTAGTGTGACATTAGCCATCATTGGCTGAACTCCAATCCCTTCAGGATTCAAATCATATTTTAAATCATCGTATTTTAATGAAATACTTCTAGGTACTATTTTAGTATGATAAAAATCTCCAATCCTTAAAACTAGAATTGGTGGGGAACCAAAAGCACTATTAAATGCGTCGTTATATTGTAAGGTAAACCCTCCTTGTCCGTTATCAACGGCGGTTGGTATTGTGTCTCCTGGTCTTACACACTGTTGTAAAAATGTAAGTCTAGCATTTAAACCTTCAGGTGTTGTTGAATGGAATACTGGATGAAAATTTTTAAATTTACTTTTTATACCATCATAAACCATTGGTTGTTGTTCTTGAATCATATCAAAATAGTTGCATTCAGTTAACAACTTTCTTAGTAGTCTTTTAGTTAAACCAGCCCTTAGTTTATTTGTTTTATCTTTAATTTGAGTAGTAACTACTTGTTGTTTTTTTATTTGTTCAGAAGGTGGTGTTGTGTTTTGGTCATCTTGACCTGCTTGTTCGTTTACTCCTGTACTTTCCGCAACATTATCAGTAGTTGCTTGGTCTTTTTTATTTTCTTCATTAGGTGTATCAATGTTCAAACCTGTTATTTTAACTCTTCTACATAACATAGCCTGTACAGAATATTTACCGTCATAAAAACCATCAACATTAAAATCTTTTTGACAATCAATATCTTTATATGTCGGTTCATCTATTGTTGCTACGTCTCCTTTAGCTTCTGATTTATAAGTTAAATTACCGTTATCTAAATAAGTTTTAATTTTATCTCCACCAGATTCAAAATTTTTAATAAAATTTTCAACAGTTTTTAGTCTTCTTTCTGAAAGTGATTGATTATCATTTCCGCTTGAATTTGCAGATGCCTCAATTTTAAAAAAAACTTTTTTACCTTGTTTCAAAGTAGATAATACTGCCGGTAAAAATTCTTTTTCTAAAGTTGTAAATTCTTTTTCACCAAAATCAAATACCCCTGATAATGAATCAACTCTAGCATCAACATATTCTGTATATGAAAAAGATTCGGTATTATTGGGTAACGTGTCTATAAAATTATAATTACTAGATCCAGAACCCTTTCTACTATCATATTTAATTATTTTATCAGGAGCTTGTGATATTAATGGGGGGTCAACCGATGGGTCTCCTAAATATAAATCTTTAGTGTCTTTACTATAAAGATTATCATAATAGGTTTTATAACTGTCTTCTGCTTTAAAATTGTCTTTTTTAGGTTGTGATTGTTCAAAAAGTAATATTATTTCTTTAAATTCTTCTTTTTGTAAAATATCTTCTTGCCCTTGGTTTTCATTATTATTTACTTGTCCTGTTTTATCTATTTCCGTTGTTTTTGTTACTATAGGTTTTTGTATTGTTTCAAAATAGTCCCTATATTGTTCTACTGTTGATAATTCGTTTATTACTTCATAAACATCAGATAGTGTGAACTCTCTATATTTTTTTAATAGGTCATAAATGTCGTATTTTAAGCATCCAGCAATAAACGAATCAACTATTCTCGTTACTTCACTATTATCTTTTACATTTTGTAGTTCTTTATCTAAAAGTAAATTCATAACAGATGAATGGTCAACAACCATAGACCAACTTATAGAACCTGTTCTTACCGTATTTTTATATGTTTTTATTGGTTCAACTCTACCTAAAAAAGTGTGGTCTTGCCAACTAGCGTTGGACCCTTCATCGAAGGATAAATTATAAGGTGGAAACCACATGATTCTACCACCATTAGGTCCTATTTCACAAGCAGGTAAGTCCTCAACTCTGAAACCATTTCTATCCGATGTTCTCCAAGCTAAGTTTTCTAATGAAAACATATATTTTTTTACCTTACCTTTATTATCCAAATTTGTCGATCCCTTACCTCTCATAGGTGCGATGTTCAAATTATATGTGTTATCTAATACAGAGTAGGTTGATTTACCTCCACTTCTTATAAGGCCATCGGCCTTTTGTAACTCATTATATGTGTAGTAAGGTCTATCTTTTGTAAATAATCTACAATATTCATAACCCTTTACTTCGGATGGTTCACCGTTTGGTTTTTTAGAAGTCGGAGTTACATATCTGATAACTCTAGATCCTTTGGTTAATTCTATGTATCCATCATTAAAGACTTTAGAAACTTGATTAATCGCGTTACCTACGTGTTCTAATTTACGTGTAGATTTATTACCAGCATCTATTAATTTTTGTGTAATATCTAAAATAGAACCGTCAGTAAATGTAACGTTTGTGGATTTTGTTTTATCAAAGAATGGTTTAAATGCCGATGTCTCAAATAAACTATCGGTGTTAAATCTTGCTAAGATATTTTTTTTATTCGATGGTCCTACAAATGTTCCAGGTTCAATGTAATTATTTTTCGATATCCAAGTAAAACCCCCTTGTGGATCAACACTATCAAATAAATTTCTTGAGTTTAAACCAAAAAGAAAATCACTTATTCTACTACCTTCAAAATCTTTTCCTACTTCACCATAACTATAAACTGGACCATCCTGTGGTCTATTGTTTCTTCCTTTAGGTAAATCCACTTTAGGACTAACTAAATCTCTGATATAATTTTTAGTAATTCCAACATAAAAATTAGATTGTGGTGCCAATAAATTAGTGGCACTTAAACCCGCAAATCTATAAGATGGTCTATATGTGTTATAAAATAATTGATCAAATAATAAACTTTTGGTTGCATCAGATGTATATGATAAAAACTTTTCAGACGCTTGGTCAATAAATAAGGAACTAATTTGTTGTGCTAAATTACCTACGGCACCAGCAACCGCACCAATAGGATTAAGGGCCGCTTGTGATAAAAAGTTTTTATTTGGGTAGTCGAAATATTCACCAGGTATTAACGAATATGGACTATAAAGTCCCGCAAGTCTTGCTGTAAAACTTAAAGCATTTGCAACAGAATTTGGTCCTCCTGTTATTTTATAATTTTTTTGAACTATAGGTATATTATTTGTTACAATACCTAAAGCATCAAATGGGTCAGTATTTGGTCTAACCGATGTTGTATTTGTTGCAGGATCAACTTCACCCGTAAAAAGGTTTGTCCTACCTACTGTTTGTTGTAATAATTCAAAAGCAACTCTTGCTTTAAATTCTTTTTGTAATTGTTTAGCCGCGAACTGAGCCAAAAGTGAATCTTGACTTAATGTTCCTTCAGATCCTGTTGGGTTTTCATTTTGAATAATATTTACAGGGTTATACTCTGATGGTATAAAAGAGAAGGTAGTTTCGCTACTAACATATGGGGTGTTTATTGTTTCTTGTGCCAAATCTTCAACTGTAATTTCATCATAAGCACCGTCACCTGTGTTATATTTGTTTTTAATATACGCATAACTTTGTGATTGTTCTGTTGTTTTGTTCGGTTCAGATGAAAAATATTCATATTCTCCTTCATTAGTTTTTGTATTTTGATTTACATTTGGGTATTTTTCTTGATTTCCGTATCCATTTGGTAAATTTTCAGGACCATATTGGTTTAAAACATACGCCAATCTTCTTGATTGTTCTTTTGTTCTTTCTCGTTCAGAGGCGGTGTATTCGTATTCACCTTTATTTGCGTCAGTTTGTTTATTAATGTTAATAATAATTGTTTCACCAAAACCATTAACTTTACCCTCCGGCCCGTATTCATTTGCAAGGTATGAAATTATTTGTGATTGTTCTGTTGTTATGTTTGGTGCAGACGCAGTAAAACTATATTCTCCAAAATTACTTTCAGTACCCTTATTAACATTTATTATAATTGGTTCTCCAAATCCGAGTGATACATTTTCAGGATTAAATTTATTTAATACTCTAAGTAAATTTTCTTGTTGGTCTCCTTTTTGTTCTAATGAACTATTATTAGCAATTGATTGATTATATGCGTCGTATTCTCCAAAATTTGAAAATGCGTTTAAATTAGTGTTAATTGCTACCACTTCTCCAAATCCCCCTTTTTGTGAATACTTATTTAATCCAATTAACTCAGGTTCTTTTAATTCTTGATAGAAATTAATTGGTGGGCTATCAATGATAGAATAATCAACAATTTGTATTTCACTAATAGGTAATTGTTCACTATAACTAAAATACCCTTCGACTTTATATGGTCTTAGGTTTCTTGTTATTAACTTTTTCCTAAAATTTTCTGTTGAATTAAATGATAGTGGGCTTTCCATTAATATCTATTTTATATATAAATAGATTATTTTAAATTTTTTAATAACCGAAGACACCTTTTTCTCCCATGATTTTTGGCATCTTAGAAAACTCTTCTCTAATTTTATCGGTTAATAATGTTGCGTTGTCTCCTTTTTCTAACATTTGTTTTAATGTGCCATCAACACCTTTAACTTCAATTACTATTGGGCTGAACTTAACTTCGGTGGTGTTATTTGTATTAACGGTAGTTTCTACTTTTGCAAAAGTCTCACCCGGTGTTTTTGTTTGCATAGGTAGTGGTTTTGATGACATATCATTTAGTGCGTATGCGGTATCAAAACTTAGTTTTGCTTTATTTAAAATCTCATTTAATCTTGGTGCTGCTAAAAAATCATCTTCTTTATCAAAAACCATTTTTGAAATGGTTCCTTTATCACCACTTATTAAGGTGTTACTTTCAAACGGAGTTTCAGTTATCATATAATCTTTAGCAGTACCCGACCAACTTGTGTTTGCCATGTCCTGTTGCATTTTATCTTCTTCTGTTGCTGAAACAGCTAAAATATCTTTAATATTTACACCACTAACAATTTTAGACATAAAATCACCCATTCCTACATTTTCTTGAATTCTAGCATAATATTCAGTAGATTCTTTCATGTTACTTTCTAAATTCTTCATGATTTTATTTTGTTCTGATGCATTCTGTGATAAAACTCCTTTATCACCAGTAAGAAGATAGTCATGTATTGCTCTAACATCTTTTGCTTGTTTTTCGGATATACTTAAATTTGACATCGCAATTCCTCTTTCATCCAACTTAGCCTTTTCCTGATACTCCTTTATGTTATTCATTTGTGCAACCGTAGCGTTAGTTACATCTTCAATTTCACCTACTCCAGGTATGTTTAAACTAATTTTTCCATCTTTTATTTCTCCGACACTTTTTATTAATTCTAATTGGTCTTTATCAAATTTGTTAGGCGTTAAACTATTAATTTTATCTTCAATAAATGATTGTTTTACTCTTTCTTGACCTATTTGCATTGCGGTGTCTAAATTACTACCCATTAATGTTGCTTGTTTTTCTAATCTCATTAATTCTGAAGGGCTTGGTGGTATGGGATTTCCGAGTTCGTCTAATTTAAATGCCGATTCATATACTTTTAACATTTCATCCTGTAACCCTTGAGCATCATATTGTCCCATTCTCATAACTTCAAAGAAATTCCCTAACTTTCCTATTTCCCCACCATACATTTGCATACCCTGAGATAATTTAACTGCTTGTTCAGGGTCCCATAATGTTTTAGCCAATTTAAGCGCACCGATACCATCAATACTAGTTCTTAAACTAGCGGCTTCTGATGCCATTTGAGTTAAACCTTCAGAACTTAATCTAAATGTTTGTAGACTTTGTATATTTTTAGAGACATCATCAACAACTGTTTTTACATCTAAACCTAATTTTTGAGCTTCATTAGTGATTTTTTGTATTTCTTTAAATGAATTTTCTTGAGAATTAAAAATTCTCATAAAAGTGGCCTCTGTTTTTATTAAGTCAGCAGTCGCCATACCCGTCGCTTTTGAATACTCGATTTGATCCATCAAGAGTCTCTGTGTTGGGACAACCGCCTTATTTAATGCACTACTTGTTTCACCAGCGGCGGTTGTTATTTCTGAAATATTGACACCTAACTGATCTAATCCCTCACCTAACTGCGTTGTTCCAACATAAGCGTCAGTAATATATTTTTGAAACGCATTACTGTTTATTACAACACCGTCTGTAATTTCTCTTTGTTTTTTTATTGTGGTGTCTTGTATTTCAACTAATCCCTTTACCGCATTTGATAATGCGTTCTGTAAATATGTTGCTTCTTCTAGCGCGGTTTTTGCCTGTGAGGCACTAGAAAAAACACTCTTACCGGCAGCTCCGGCACCTAGATTAGTTGGTATAGTGTCTGATAAAAACATAACTTTATTTTATAAATAGAGGAATTATTTTTTTTCGTATTCAGTATACAACTTATCCATGAAATATCTTCTTTCAAAACTTGGCATAATTAAAATATCCGAATACGAAAAATTTCCGTATTTAGTAAGATAATAAAATTCGTCCATTAAATTTTTCTTATTATTCAAAGAAAGGCCGAAAAAACTCCACCCCAAACGTAACATTCACAGTAACGTTTTCTCCTGACGGGGCTTGAACTTCTCTTACAAGGTTTAATTTAGGTTGGCATTCTTCCATGAATCTTCTTAAACTTTTAGAATCAGATATTGGTAAATTTATAATAATTGATCCAATAAACCCCTTATCTTTATTTCCGTCAATATCTACTATTTGTGTTTCAAGTTTTTTTGTTACAACAGGTGCAATCATTCCTTTAGGGTATTTAGCTGTAAGATTGTCGATTTCTGTTTCTTCTCTCATATTTAACACCTTAAATCTTACCTTTTTTTGTGTTTTCGGTAATGTGTATATAAAAAGTCCATCTTCATCTGGAATATGTTTTAATTCTTGCATATCAACACTATCTAATATAATAGTAGTTTCAAATTCTATTTTAGTTTTAGGGTCCATTAGTTTAAACCTATAGTCGGGACCGAAAGCGGTATTTCTTAAAAATAATAGTATTGCTTGAACATCTCCAGGTAATAATAGTTCAACATCAAACCCATGTTCATAAATTTTATTTCTTAAAAGAGTTTTAATTAATTCAGCACCTGTCATGTTTTGAGACATAAGAAGGTTTTCATCTTGTGCGGTCAGATAACCAATTTTTAAAGATTCTTTTTTTGGTTTGTAAAAAATACCTCTTGATGGTAATTTAATTACGTCATGTGGTAAGTTAAAATTTTCTTGACCATATTTTAAAGCGTCGTCCATAGTTTTTTATTAAAAAAATAAAACAATCAAACTGTTTGTAAATAAAAAACCTCACTTTGTTAGTGAGGTTCATTATAAAATATTTAAAAGTTAATTAATATACTAAAATACATCTGTCAGGTTGTAATTTCATATCAACTCCCATGATATCATCTCCACCGTAGTTTAGTGAACCAAAGTTTACGCTTGTAATTAAACAACCTTGTAGAATCCACTTTTCAACCGCCACACCTGTTGGGTCTAACAATTCTAAGTCAAGATCTTTTTTATAACCGGCAGCATATCCCATACGACCCGTTACTGATTCTGCATGTAATCTAACCCATTCCATTGCCGCTTGTGCTGCCGAAGGTCCGATTGGGTCTCTTAATTTAACACCAATCTCACCCCATGAAAAGTTACTTGAAACGTAAGTTTGTGTGTTTAAGAATTTTATTTCTTTTTTTCCAATTGTTATTTGAGGTCTATTGGTAGTTTCAACATACCAAGAATTAATCCCCAAAGAAGATGGGAAAGTCAATATAAACCTATTTGCTCTTTTAGGTTCATACTGAAAAGGCATTCTCATTAATAAATCAGCCATAGTTATTAGTTTAAATTGTTTTTATTTTTTATTATAAATATTAGTTCGTTATTTTTTTTCTATTTACTTTAAATTATTTTTCAAATATTCTCTATATATAGAATTACTAATCATATTTAGTTTTAGTTCCTCCTTTAGTTAAATATAAATTAACTGGACTTTTTTCATATTCTTTTTTCAAAAATTCAGAAGATGCTTGAATATTTCTTGGATCATCATCTGAAAAACCAATTGAAACGTTTCTAGAAACAAACTCTTCTATGTCTTGTGTTGGTTCGTTCATATTAACATCATTTTTAAATTTTGGAGAAATGTCTTCTAATTTTTTATTTGGGTTTTTATTTAAAATGTCTTGTACCAAATCTCTTGCTTGTTGTTTACAATAAATTATAAATTTTTGAAGTGCTTTATTTTTTTCTTCTTCAGGTGATGCTGCGCTGCCGGCACCAAAAGAAACTGGATGAAATTTACACATATCTAAGTAATCCATAATAAGTTCTTTATCATCATACTTTAAGTCTCTTACAGTTTCGAACATTCCTTGAGTTTGTAACCCCCTATATTTTTTTAGGTTCTCCACTAAAACTTTAGAATTTATACCCAAATGATTTGATATAATATAATTTAAAACCGCCTCTTTTAATGTTTCAGGATTATGTCCTCTTGCTGTTATAATTGCAAAAATTGACCCCCCATTAATACATTCCACAAAGTCATTCCATGATGGTCCTGGACTTGCAATCATCGAGTCGATTATAAATCTTTTATCCCCTTCTGTTCTAAAATTTCTAAAGGGATTATTTGCATAACCAACAACAGTAGTTCCTTTATAATTAAAAGGTTCAACACCTATTTGGTGTCTGTGTTCAGCAAAATCTTCGGTTGACAGTCCAATCTCATCCTCATTTTCTGTTAAAACAATAATTTTAGTTGGCATAAATGCAATATTATCATCCCAATCAAACGCATAATAATTTAAATCTGGTCTCCCTTCTTCAGTAATACCTTCATTTAATCTTCGTTTATTAATCTCTCTATATATGTGTTTTCTAATATTCATTATTTTTTTACAATCAAAAGAAGTTTCTGAAGTTGTTCTTCAGTTATAATAATATTTTGTTTTTTTGATGAAAAAGTTTTTTCAGATCTTGAAAAATCATTAACAGTTTCTTTGATAATTTTCTTTTCTATTTTCATATACTTTTTTTTATAAATATATAAATGGGGAATATTTCTATCCCCCATTAAATTTATTTTCTTTTATACGTCATCGAACGATGCTCCTGTTGGTGTGATAACAAACTCTATGTCTATGTATTCTAACGCTCTTGTTGGTTTCAAGAAGATTTTACCCGTTAAAGTATTTGAATCCAAATCTTCAGGAGTATTAGAAACAGTAACTCTAAAGTCAATTAAACCTCTATCTCTTCTGATTGAATCCAAGATTGGGTTAACCGCATCTAAGAAATCTTGTCTCACTTTGTCGTCATTTTGTTCAAATAACAATCTAACCGCAACCGCTGAAATTAACTTTCTTGCTTGTAGTAACAATCTTCTAACGTTAATTCTATCTAAAGCGGATTCTCTAATTTGTAAAGTTTTATTACCCCAAATAACCGTACCAACATCAGAGAAAGTAGCTATTGGATTAATTCTTCCTTTATATAGTGTATCTCTATCTTCTTGAGTTAGTTTCTTTCTTGCTTTAATAGAGTTAACCAAACCTCTTGTGTAACCAGCCGATGCGAACCAAGGGAATGCAATATTATCGGTTAATGCTAAGTTTTTAGTTACCTCACCTGTTGGTGGAAGATAAATTTGAGTATTATTTACAGAATCTCTTGTCAAAATCCACGGATAGTAAGTTGCTGTGTAATTTGAATCAATTCCTGTATTCTCTAAATTATCTACCACTTCTTGTGGATAAATTAATCCTTCCGTTAAGTCACTGTATGAAGGTAAGAAAAGATTAAAGTCAGGTGTTGTACAAATGTAAATTGAGTCAGCCCTATCAGTTTCAACAACATCTATAGCGTTTTCAACAAGATTTGAATTATTAACATAATCAATTCCTGGTGTAACAAAAACGTTAATGTTAGTTGCTTCAGGATTTGCAAATGATGTTTGACCCCATAGATATGCATAATAGTCAGTATTTGCCCACACTTCTTGGTTAGGTCCTGTAATTTGTTTAAATGCCCCCCATCCTGTTGCTGTTGGGTATGTGGCAGACGCCGCAGCACCTTTTTTATAACCTGATTGACCTAATTGGAATCTATCGGTATTGGTTCTACTTTCTCTGTATATATCCCAACCATCAAAACCGCCAGCGGCTAATAATGTAAATTTACGAGTATTTAATCTAAAATATGCATTATCTGAATCCGTAGGTTCAGAGTTGAAAGAAGAAACCCCAACCTCAAAAGCCGAAGTATTAGCAGACATAAGTACATCAAACATAGTAACTATAGTTGCTCCACTATCCATGTGGAAACCTTTTGTCTTGTAACCCCATTCTGATCCTGTAGTATCTACCGCAATATTTGAAGGTAATTGTTTTCCTTTATAATTAAAGAAGTCATAATCTATTCCTGTAATATTAGATATACCTAAATAAGCCCTTCTTGGATTTTCTCCATTTGAGATTACTGGATTATCTCCGCCCGCTGATGAACCAAATGGTGGGTTATATATTACTTCACCAGGTGTTAAGTATTTAGTTTTATAAATAACAAAAGGAGGGGTTGCAGTTTGGTATTGTCTAGAAATATAACCCTCAAATCCACAAGGTAATGCATCGGTTGGGTACTCTTCACTTAACTCAACCATTATGTATTTAGAATTTAGTTGGTATTCTCCATTTGCGGTACCAACTTTGTTTGCCACAAAATTATTAAGATTAGGATCCATTGAACAATTTGTGAAACTTTCAATTACTCTAACGTTTTGATCATTATCATAAAAGTCTCTTACAAAAATATCAAACGTTCCATTATTAAATGAAATATTCCCAATAGAAATCTTAACAAGTCTGTTAGAGGCATCTCCATCTGAAATAAGTTTGAATTTAAATAATTTATAAACTTTGTTACCTCTTAATTCAGAAACAACAAATGGAGTTTCAGGTGTTTGGTATTGTTCTAAATAAAAACCTAAAGTGTCGTTATCTCCACTTCTTGCATCATCAATAGCGATAAAGTCACAATACAAACCTCTAACTTTACCGGCCCTATAACCTGATGTTAATAGACTACTGTAAGATTCCTCAACAAATAAAGGAACCTCATTTCTATCTTTAGCAAAATTAGACCTACCAAATATTTTAGAAATATATCTACTATCTGTTGAAAGGAGTGAAGTTTCAAAACTAAAAGTGTCACTATCTTTTGTAATACCTGAAATAACAAATGTACCGTATGGGTCTTTAGTAATTCCTGAATAATTTCCTGAACATACCATAATTGCGTCACTTGTACCACTAACTTCATAAACAGGACCATCATCTGTTGAATATGTTGATATACCTCTTGATCTTAAAGTTGCAACTACTAAATCGTCATAATCAGAATATGGTGTACCTGAATAGAATGTTGCATATAATTTACAAGTACCTGTAAATTGTGAGGTAGTTGCGCCTGTGCCAATAGCATCAAGAGCAGCACCAAAACCAAAACCATAATAACTTCCAACACTATTAGTTTTAGTATAATCAAATAATGAGTAATACCAAGGGTCGTTAACGTCCGAACTTAAATCTGCATTTGCTAAAATTACATTATCAACACCAAAAGTTTCAGTTGTTGCAGAAACAGGAACTCCAAATAATGTAGTACCGGTTACTTGGTTAAACGTTCCTCCACTTACTGTTCCCCAAAATACTGCGTTACCTACTGTTGCTCCACTACCACCACTTGCAAAATTATTAATTTTATTTGATAAGAAATTTATAAAATCTTGATTTAATGATGAAGTACCTCCATTAAATGTTGTATAGTTGTTATAAAATATTGATGATAACAATGATGACGGGTTAGTTACTGTAACATTTGCACTTGAACCTGTTGTACCTGTGAAAGTTAATGTGTATGATGTGCTAACACCTGTTGCCGCTATTGTTGATGTATCGGGGTTTCCTATCGTTGTAATAGACCAAGATGGTCCCGCATCATAACCCGATAAACCAAGAACTCTTGTTACAAAAAGTTGGTTAGATTGTTGCAAATAAGATTTTGCAATATAAGATGTTTCATATTTAGGAATTTGAGTATTAACAAATTTTTCAGGGCTTGTGCCACCGAAATAAACTTGATACTCGTCAAAACTTGTAATGAAGATTGGTTCAAATGCCGGACCTTGTAGTGTTTCACCTACAATACCTAATGTTGTTACACCGACACTTTGAGCCACAAAAGTTAAATCTCTTTCTGATGTATAAACACCTGGAGATACAAATACTTTGTTAGTTGAAGCCATTATTTTACTGTATTTTTAAATTTATTTTTTTATATAAATACAATCATTTAAAGCAAAAAACACTTATAAAATGTAATTATTTAAGATGTGGCAGAAATAATTCTACCTTTTTTCTGCCCTAATTATTTACTTTATTATGAAAAAAATTAAAAACATTAAAATTTCAGAAGAATCACATAAACTATTAAAAGAGTATTGTGAAAAAAAAGGATTTAAAGTATATAAGTTTTTAGAAAACTTAATTATAAAAAATTGCCAAAAAGAAAAAGACATTTACGGTGAAGATTTATAATAATTTTACAACTGTTTTAATAATAGATTCTTTTGTTATATCTTCTTTATAAACTACAATTTTTAAAACGTCTCCATTATTTACTTGTATTAGTGATAAGTTGTCCCCGTAAAAATTATTATTAATAAAAACAGAATAACCGTTAGCACAAGAATCAATAGCAGTAATTGTACCACCACTTGTGTTTGAAAAGTATGGTTGTGTTGATGATTTTACGCAAACAGTACCATAATTTCCAGATACTGTTGGTAGGGTAATGGTTGTACCTGAACAATTAGTATAGATTAAATTGTTATTTGTTATTGATGAGTATTCTGCAGAAAAACAGTTAATAATATTTGTGGCACTATCAACTAAGATATCGGCATCGTACCTCATTACCTCAACCAATTCTGTATTTCCTGAAACAAATAAAAAATCTAAATCAAAATTATCGGGTCTTGGAGGTTCTATCTTTACTTTTCTACCTCTAGTTCTTGTATCTACTTCAAACATAGAAACTTGTCTAGATATTGCAGGGGCAATTGTAAATTCTTCTTCATCTAATAAAAACCCCATAAGTGTTAGTTTATAGGTTTGAATATAATATTTTCTTTTTTCTATATCTTTTGCCGATTCATCGGAAGGATCTTCCATTTTTAATGGCATAAAATGACCTTTGATTTGTGTATACCCCTGTTTAGATGTGAAGGTCTGCATCATTATTTTATTAAATTCATTCACCTCCCTCATTCTAGAACAAAAAATCTTTACCGAATATGTTATATCAACAGGAACCGGTTGTGGTATTTTATATACATCGGCACCTTTTCTATCCCCGTCCCAAGTTGGTACAGAATAATAATAAAACTTTAATCTGTCAGGAATGTTTGCCTGACCCCCCCAAATTTTACCGTATTTTACAGTTGGTTCCCTTACTGTTATAATAAATGGTAATGATACGTTTTTATCTAAATCTTGAAACTCCCACGTTTCAGTAAATTGAGCCCAACTTTGATTTGTTATGATTTTATCTACTGTTGGTACTTCTTTGCCATCAATAACTAATTTAAGTTTTTCTTTTACAAAATCTAAAACTCCTCTGTCTAAATCGGCATGTAAAACCCCTTTAGGTAGAAATGTACCACCGTCAGTCACTTGGTCTAACATTTCTTGTCTTCTTTCTTTACCTACTTTTTTAGGTACAAGTGGTAATGTCTTTTTTATTTTTTTTGGTAATGCCATTTTATACTCCGTTAAAGGTTTCTTGTGTTGTTGGTGCTGCGATTATTGTTCTATAATATTTTTTATATCCACCATAAGAGTGCTTCAAATCTGAATTAACTCTACCATCATTTACTACCGTATAGTATCTTACTCTATCTTCTGTTTCATAATAGGCTAAATAATCACCTAAAGATATTTCTACAGCAAATTGATCTAAATGTGATTGATAAACACTAAAGGTCATATTTCCTGGTTCTACTTGTGATAATTTAGACGAACCATAGTCTGAATTTGATGGTGAATCTATTTTAACTAAACCTCTTAATTCGATAGGTGCTAAAAATTGTATTCCATTTGTTAACGCTTCTCCATAAACATCATCATTATTTGTTTTTTGTCTATCTACTCGATATAAAACAACTGTGAAATTCATATCCCCAATTTGCCATTCCATTCCCATATTAATATCTAAATTAAAATCTTCCTCTGAGAAAAACTTATTTAATCTTGTAATTGGAACTTTATTCTGTGACATATTAATAAATACTTTGATTGATTTTTTTATATTATTTACTATTTTTATTTATAATATAATGGAAGAATTAATTTCAAAAACACCTGAAACAAGGGCCCTTCAAATGTTAGATGATTATGTTGGGTCAAATAACTATATCTTGTCATTAAAAAACAAAAAACAAAATAGTAAGTCTTTTACCCCCACAAGATCTCAAGCGGAATACATAATTAACTTTCACGGACGAACACCAAAGGTGGCAAAAAAATGGGTCAAGTTAGATTCGTATTTTGGAAAAAAAATGATGGAAGATAAGATGTACACTAAAGAACCAACGGAAATATATGTTGAAAAACTTTTGGTGGAGAAGGATAAGTCATACCATATATGGGGTAAAATATTTAGTGGTGAGACCATACATGATTTTTGGATTCCAAAAACTGCACTTATTAAAGATAATGAGGTAAAGAATGTTGTTATTGAATATTCAAAATATGACCACAGGGCTCCGATGGATCACCAAAAAGAGGCGATTGAAAAACTTGTTAGAAACAAAAAGTTTATTTTGGCCGATGACATGGGTCTTGGTAAAACAACCTCAACAATTATTTCGGCACTTGAAACGGGTGCAAAAAAAATATTAATTGTGTGTCCCGCATCTTTAAAAATTAATTGGCAACGCGAAATTGAAAATTATTCAGATAGAACTGTTTATATTGCGGAAGGCAAAAAGTTTTCAACTGAATCTGATTTTGTTATAATTAACTACGACATATTAAAAAACTTTCACGACCCAAAAAAGAAAGACGACTCCATAATTTTAAATTCTAATTTTGATTTAGTTATCATGGATGAGGCACATATGATTTCAAATCCACAAGCACAAAGAACAAAAATAGTTAACGATTTATGTGATAAAGTTGAAAGGGTTTGGTTATTAACAGGAACCCCAATGACCTCAAGACCAATGAACTACTACAATCTTTTAAGTTTAGTTGAAAGTCCTGTTGCCGCAAATTGGATGGCTTACGCAAAAAGATACTGTAATGGATTTCAATTTAGTGTTGGTAAAAGAAAGGTATGGAACGTTACGGGAGCATCAAACTTAGATGAGTTAAGAGAAAGGACACAAAGCCATATTTTAAGAAGATTAAAAGAAGATGTTTTAGATTTACCAGATAAAATTATTACTCCTGTTTATTTAAGGTTAAAATCAAAAGACTATGAAGAATTAATGGGTGAATACTTTAATTGGTATGACAACAACTCAGAAGAGTCTTCATCTTTAACCATTCAGTTTGGTAAATTAATGAAAGTTAGAAAAGTGATTGCTGAAGAAAAAATTAAAAATACAATTGAATTGGCTGAAAATATTATTGATCAAGGAAAAAAAGTAATCATATTTACAAACTTTACGGATACGTTACGAACCATTTATGAACATTTTGGAAAACAGGCAGTTTATTTAGACGGGTCTTGTTCAAAACCACATCGTCAAAAAGCGGTGGATGATTTTCAAGAAAACGACAAAATAAAAGTTTTTGTTGGTAATTTAAAGGCCGCTGGTGTTGGTATTACTTTAACATCTGCAGAAGCCGTAATCATGAATGATTTATCTTTTGTCCCCGCAGAACACGCACAAGCAGAAGATAGATCACACAGAATAGGTCAAAAAAACTCAACATCGGTTTATTATCCATTATTTGAAAACACAATAGAAGGGGTGATTTATGATATTTTAAATAGAAAGAAAAAAATCATATCAACAGTCATGGGTGATGATATTATGGAAGATGCATCGACAATTGAAGAAATGTTAAATTTAATTTCTCATAAGAGGTGATATTTATTATTATGATATTTAGAAAGTTAAATGAAAAAATAAATTTAATAGAAAATAAGTTAGGGGTAAAATCACTAATAAACGAATCTTTAATTAATGAAATTAAAAAAATTTCAATAGAAAAATTACCTTATCAGTTTGACGATTTAGAAGACTTCATAGATGGTGAGACAATGAAAACACACTACACAAAACACTACAAGGCGTACGTTGAAAAGTTGAATAAAGAATTAGAAAAAATAAAAGGTAAAGATTTAGATTTAGAAGAAATTGTTTCGAGTATTTCCAAATTCAATACAAAGGTAAGAAACAATGGTGGTGGTGCGTTTAATCACGCATTATTTTGGAAAATGTTATCACCTAAAAAAACTAAGTTAGAAAATCCTTTATTATATAAGTTAGAGTCCACATTTGGGTCATTTGAAAAATTTAAAGAAAAGTTTGAAGAAGAAGCGAAATCCAGATTTGGATCAGGTTGGGTATGGTTAGTACTAACAAAAACAAATAGATTAAAAATTGTCACAACACCAAATCAAGATAATCCACTAATGATGACAGGAAAAAATAAGTCATATCCATTGTTAGGTTTAGACTTATGGGAACACGCATATTATTTAAAATATAAAAACGAAAGAGACCGTTATATTCATAATTTTTGGAAAGTAGTGAATTGGGATTTTGTTACTGATTTATACACAACTCAATTAGAAAGAAATAAAGCAGAATAATAAGATATTTATATATAAAATATTCTTATGTCAACATCAATTATTTCAGAACCGCATAGAAGTAAACTTTATAAAAGAATTAGAAATCTTTTAGGTGCACCTTTAAGAGGTGTTGAGTTAGAAGATGAAATGATGGACTCTCTTTTAGAGTTATCCATTCAAGATTATTCTCAACACGTTAATGATTGGTTAATTGAGACCCAATGGTCGGCATTGTACGGGTTAAACCTTGATGAACAATCTTTAACTAAAGCATTTACAACTAGAAGTTTAGATTGGGAAACACAATACACTTACGCATACTCAAAAATTGTTGGTTTACAGGCTGGGGGTGATTACGTACTTCAAAAAGATTATATAGACTTAGTTCCGCATCAACAAATTTATGAGATACCGGCAGGTAGAGAGGTTAATGAATTACTTTGGTTTGCTCGTTCTGAATTGGACGCAGCATATTTTGATCCATTTATGGGTGGATTCGGTGGATTCGGCGGTATTGGTTTAGGTGGTGGTGCTGGATTTTCTCAGATGGGTACAACAGGAAACTATTTTATAACCCCAGCATTTGATATTCTTTTGAGAATGGCGGACATACAATTAAAAAGAAGAATTATTACAGGTGATTTAACTTATAGAATAACCGCGTTACCCGAAGGAAAAAAGGCAATACATTTATATAATGTTCCTGGTGGTAAATTTGATTTTGGTAATATGAGAAGAAACGATTATAGAGTTTGGTATTGGTATTATGATACATTTGATAGGGACGATTGTTTGGCAAAAAATCCTGATGTGGTTAGATTACCTTCCGATATACCTATAGATGAAACAAGGTGGGACGAATTAAATTCTCCTGCACAAACATGGGTAAGAAGATGGTTTACAGCATATTGTAAAGAAACACTTGCAAGAGTAAGAGGTAAGTTTAGTGGAAATTTAAAAACACCTGATAGTGAATTAACTCTTGAATATACAACGTTACAATCAGAAGCCAAAGATGAAAAATCAATTCTTTGGGAAGAACTCAAAACAAGACTTGAAAGGTTAAGACCTGAAAAACAATGGGAAATAAAGGGTGCTATGGCTGAAAATATGAATAAGGCTCTAAAATATAGACCATTTAATTACCCAATAAACGTAATTTAATATTATGGCTATTTTTAGATCAATCCCATCAAAAAGGATTATAAATGGTGTTATTATAGAAACATCCGACTCGTCTATTGTTTCTGAAAAAGAATATACAACAAGTGGTGAATATGTGATAATAACAAAAGGTGTTGAATATTGTGTAATCAATTTAAATCATAAAACATCCGATCATATTGTAATAAAACCCTTAACTCAAACATTAGTTAGGTCTGAAAAATTAATAGATGAAGAATTTAACGAAGTTGAATTAGATAAAGGGTCTTGTGTTGAATTTAAATTTGTTGGTGATTCTTGGTACATACTTTCTTCAGACGGACTAAAAAATTCTTAGTCAAAAATTAAAGACATTAAATCACCATCCTCATCAAATTCATATATCTCTTCATCATCAACCTTACTTTTAGATACTCTAGTTTTCATTAGTTCCATATTACTATTAACATAATCAGTATTAACTAAATTAATTGTATCATCAATATACATGTAATAAGGGTTAATACCTACAGATTGCCAAAATTCTAACTCCATATCAGATAACGTTAATACCTCATCTAAATTATCCTGATCTTTTTCTTTCATCGGGTAACCTCTACCTAACTCTGTTTGTGATTTAGTAAATATTGGTTGGTCTTTTGGATCCTCAATTAAAATGTCTTTTCTAATATCAGGACTATAAACAACAAGTAATGGTTCAATTCTTTTATTAAAAGCTGCCAAATATCTTGGAACATTATACTCACCTAATAAGTCCGGGTTATTTTCAATTTCTTTTTCATCAATCAAATAACAATTTAAAATAACCTCACTTTTTGATAACATTTCAGGTGGTATTGCTCCATGAATTTTTGTATAATCTTCGATTTGTTTTTTAGTCATTTTTGTCGTTTTTTTCTGAACATCACCATGTGATTTCTTTTCACCATTATTAACATAATAAATGGTGTCACCTAAACCCGGGTTTTTTCCTGCGTTCATTAAAAGTTCCATATGCGCTTGTCGGGACATTAAACTTCCCGCCTTTGTTGTTTTTGTTATGTGAACTTTATAATCATCTATTGATTGTTTAACACGAGACTTGTTTGCAATCTTTGCCAATGGAATTTCTCTATTATAGATTTTACTTACATACTCATAATAGAAATCTAAAAACTCACCACCCTTACCATCAAGTAACATTCTAAGACCTTTATCCAAAAATTCAGCAACGTATGTTTGAAGTTTTTTAGATTTAATTGAATTACCTGTAAGTTTAACTTTACCTTTATCTGTAAGAAGTGCGTAGTTTTTACGAGCCACGTTAATTGTTGCTGGCCATACACCATCAATATCAAGACCCATTTCGTTTCTCATAAATAAGTCATTGTATTCTGCAACGTCAGCTTCTGCACCTGTATAAACCTCACCCTCATTTACTAACCCATTAAGACCCTTACCCACATATGTATAATTTTCTCTATCAACAGGAGTTTCAAAGTTTACACCATCGGTATCCATTACCAAAGGAACATAACCTCGTTTCATAAAATACATAATCATCTGTCTAAGGTACTGTCTACCGGTACACGTAATCTGTTCTCCCATGTCAATGTCACCCCACGGGAATACGTGTGGTGCAGATAATGATCCAAAGAATGCGTTGATAAAGATTTTGATTGGTAACTGTTTTCTGTCGTATGAGACAGAAAGTTTCGGATCCGTTTTTTTAAATTCACTTGCCAAGTTTTTATATTTTATACGAGTATCTCTAAAGTACTTTAACATACTCTTCATCGCGCCTGTCACATCACAAGCGGGGAATACGTCATGTACTAATTGAATAGAGGGGTATAGTGATGAGTAGTCAAGTTTTAATACCTTTCTTGAATAACCAACCTGAACTAACCTAGAAAGTCCACCCGTAAACTTTCTTTTTTCTTTTTTCTTAGGTAAAGCCAAATTGTTTTTGTATGACCATGCACACATAATCATTTTCCATAATGTTGCGGTACCCATTGTTGATAATCTTTCATAAGTTGTTGGTACAAGTTTAGAAAGTAAAAAGTTTGCTTGGTTGAACTGTTCGTCAACAACCATAGTTTCATAAAGGTCATCGTCAAGATAGTCTTCAATAATTTTTGAACCTGAAGTTAACTTATAGACATCAGTTCTTCTTGAACAAACCTCATCTATTTTTTCATTAATACCTACTTTTTTATAGTTACCGTTTTCTTTATTCATCCAATAGTCTTCGTTATCGAAGTATATTTTACCAATCTTATCCCCTTCAACATAAACACGATTTTCTTTTTCAGCCTCAATAAATTTGGTAATGTATTTCAATGACCAACTTTTAATATCTGAGTTGATTGCTTGTGCTCTACGAACAGCATGTGCAATATCTATAATGTTGTAACCCCACATTTGTGTTTGAACATAAGGTTCCATTTCATTGGCTAACTTTAAAATCCCATCCTTTTGTTTTAATGAATAATCAGGATTTAATGTTTTTGCAATTTTTTTAATATTAAGTTTTAGTATTTCTGCACGTTTTAAAATAAAAGGAAAGTCAAAGAATGCTGAGTTGTATCCACCAACAAGAGACGGCTTTAATTCGTCAATAGTTTTAAAAAATTCAATAATCATTTGACGTTCTTCTTCTTCATTTTGTGCTGATAATAATTTTATAAAACCACGATTGTCTTTCATCCCAATCAAGAATATTTTACTTGTTTTTGGATCTAAACCTGTGGTCTCAATATCGAATACAAACCTGTGAATTTCATCATATTCATCAAACCCTTTGAAAAGTCTTTTACTTTTTTGAATAAGGTATTGTTCTACTGGTGATAGTATTGTTATTACGTCTGAATTATCTCTACCCCAAGGATCGAGTCCTCCACCTTTAAAAAAGTTTACAAGGTTTGAATATGATTTTGTTGTTTTAACCAAGAACGTCAACCCATTCTTTAATCTTTCATCTCCGTGATCTTCTAATTTTTCTATTATAATGCCGTTTTCAGACATCGCTTTCTTTTGAAAGTCTTTATTACCTTTGTAAAAGTTTTTACTTCTAAGGTCACCAACCCAAGCAAATGGAATAAATGTATCCATTCTTAAAAGTTTACCTTTAATTGGGTCTTGAATTACTTTAAATATTTTATCTGATTTGTAATCGTATTCGAGTGCTACGATATATTTCTCATCGTCTTCGCCATGTAAAAAGCGTTCGATTTCTTCTTGTGGAACCATAATTTTATATTTTTGAGTTTGGTGTATTATCTGTTACACATGGGCAACATTTACCTTCGTCTTAAATATAAGAGTAAAACCTACTCTTGTCAAATAATATTGATATAAAGATTTTCTCTAATTGGTCCTATTAGTTCTCCGTTTGATAACTCAATTAAAAATTCTCCGATGAATCTACCTTTTTTTGCGGTGTCTTTTCCTCTCCACTTGTAGTAAATATAATATTCTCTTGGTGAGTCGGGATTTCTTCTTTCTTTTTCTGTAATGTATGCGGGTCTCATAAATATTTTTTGAATTCCATCGTTTTCACTTTTCATAGAAAATCTAATGGTTGCGTTGTCTAAAACAGAATAAAAATCTTTCCAAGAGTCAGTTCTTCCATCTCTTACAACATCCATTTTTAAAATGGGTAAATTACTATTTTGTTTTATAAAGAATTCCATTTAATATGAATAATTATTTTTTATTATCCTACCCACCTTGCTTGGAACCAAGACCTTGAGTCGTATTGTGCTCTTGATAATGATGCTCCACCAACATTTATAATGCTTATATAATCAGTTGAACCGTTTAGATATACAATTTTTGTTATCTGTTGAGCCACCGCATCAAAAGAACCTGCTGCCGCAACGATGTCGGCATTTTTCTTAATTGCCAAACTTGCTTCAGTATTTCTATAAACATCATAAGATGCGGTAATTTCCCAATAACCCGACCTTTGTGGTGTAAATCTATAAGTTGAAGTATTAAACCAACCACTTGGTACGTTAACGGTATTATTTACAATACTATATCTACAAGGATCTTCAGTAAAAGAACCCGGTAAAGTATAAGTTTCATTAGCATATGATTCAAGTAAATAAAGAGTAGGAGAAATCCCACTAATACCCGTTAAATTAGACCCATCACCATATAATGTCCCACCACTTATTGTTGTTGCAGATATTGTTGAAGATTGGATATTTGTTTGACCTGTTAATATTCCATTTTCCCAATCAAAAGAAACCGTTGATCCGTCAGATTTTGTTAATGTTCTAATATCCCAATCTAAGGATTCGTTAGATGAGACATCATAAAGTCTTCTTCTACCATACTGCCAATCTATTGACAATACGCCTAAATCATCGTAAGTTTGTCTACTAAACCAATCAACTGATGGTATTGAAGTAGAATCATATAATATTGCTCCATCATAATTAATGGTAGCATTTCCAGCACCATTATATAAAAGTCTTGTTCTCCAATCTACACTGACAAGTCCCGATGAGTCCACCAATTCTCTAGTTGATGTATCAATAGCGGTTGAGGTACCCGTTGAATCGGTTATAATCGTATCTCCCGTAATAGTTAATCCTGAAGTAAAAGACGTTTGTCCTGTTACGGTACCTCCACTTAATGGTAAATAATTTCCTGTAACGTTATCAGGTAAATTAAAATATGTTGTTGCAGATATTGTATTTGCGGTTAAACCATTTGTAAAATTAGTTGCCCCTGTTACAGTCCCTCCAGTAAATGTTTGTATGTCGGATAATAAAGCAACCGTACCACTATTATCAGGAAACAATATAACTCTATTTGATGTTAATGTATTTGTATTAATGTTATTATTATATCCAGCATATTTAAAAATAATATTATCACTTTCACTCATTATGATATTATTACCATTACTAATATTTCCATTTACTAATACTTGTTGTAAGGTATTCCCTGTTGTAAATCCGGTCACATTAAATGTTCCACCTGTATTATTTGTAAAAATTGCAGTTCCATTTGAATATGTTCCACCGGTTACAAAAGTGTCTTGTGTTGAAATTCCTGTTAAATTAGATCCATCACCATATAAAGTACCACCACTTATTGTTGTTGCAGATAAAACACCATTTACAGTTAATCCGCTAACTGAATCAACATAAACATTAAATGATGTGTTTGCATTATCAGTTAATGTGATTGTGTTTGTTAAGTCGTTATATGTTGCCGCAGTTATAAAAGTATTTGTATCACTTGCAATATTAACAGATTTTGTTCCTCCTGTTGGGTTTGTTATTGTTAAGGTATTTGCAGAATAAGTAAAACCTGAAACTCCTAACCCTTGCAAATAATAAAGGTTATTGTCCATATCTGCAAAGGTAAGTTTACTACCCTTAGCGTCTGGTCCTATTTGTCTTGTAATTAATCCCATTTTTTATTTAATAAATATAAAGTTTATTCAAAATAAAACTCATCAACATAACCTTCAGGTAAATATCCATTTGTCACAAGACAATCAGGACACCAAAAGTCAAATAAATTAAATTTATTTTTTAATACTCTAAAATTATGTTGTACTTGCGGAGAACCTAATGGTTCAACATACATTCTAAATTGTGAAATTCCACCCATAAATGTTCCACCAAAATTTTGTTCTAATAAAATATTTGTTGAAAGTCCTGAAAGTGTTGTTGCAGATAAAATATTATTTGGAAATAATTCAGGATCTTGTGTGTAAGGCCCGTTTGGTAAAGAACAACCTGAAAAAATCAAATGGTCATGTAGACCTTGAGTTCCTCCACCAAATGAAATATTAAATGGAACCCCAACTTGTTTTTCTTTTTCGGTGTTTAACTCTCTTGGTATTATTTCTTCAAAGTCTTCTATAACTAAAAACAAATAACCATTTACGTAAAGTTTTAATGTTCCTAATCTGTAGTTTAAATCATCAAACCATTTTCTATCAAATTTTACAATATGAATTTTTCTTTCAGGTGTTGACCCCGGATGTGTTTCGGGAGGAGATATTAATTTATATGACTGACCATCTATTGATGATTGTGTGGTTACAGTTCTTAAATCATTTAACCCCCCTAAATTTTCTAAATCACACTCTTCTATTGTTGTGTATCTTTCAAAAACCGCACTTATCATTACCCATCTTTCTTCATCCGTGTCACCACATTGTAAACCACAAATATCATAGATTGGATCTGACAATACTTCTGTTATTGTATACCCTGTCTGAAATGTCACCCCCGTTGTTTCACAAGTACCTGTTGTTACACAGTCACCCGTTATTTTTATATATTTAATTCCAATTCTAGGATTTAATGCACATCCATCAAATCTTAAAGAAATGGCGTTTGATAATACGTCAAATTTTGGATCAGTTTCAGGTAAAGGGACATTTTCTGTACTTGCACAACCACAATTACAACCAGTATTGTGAACGGTAGTAAACCCGCTACTTGGATAGACTTTTATACAATCAGAGTTAGTTATACCTGTGTCTGAACATCCGCAAGTTTCAATACATGTTAATTCATTTGTATTTCTCGTATATCCACTATCACTTGCCGGTGATCCACTAACTGTATGATAAAACTTGTTTTCAGCTCTCGTACCAAAATAAAAAAACGTTCCGGAATTAGATGGGTATTTGTCATTTAGATATTCTTGAGTTGTACTATTAATAAAATATTCATCTGTAATTCTTGGTTTTAAAACCATTTCTGCAGTCCATCCTTTATTTACCCTTTCAGGAAAAACTTCGTAGTCATATCCGTTCAGTTTATAAAATCCTTGATAAAATCCGCCATAAAGTTCTTGATAATATCCTACTGTGTCGGCACTTTTTGATACGATATTGTAAATAGTTTCTTTAGGTCTACCTGAAAATCTAACGTTTGGTGAATTTACTAAACTTCTTACAGGGTGCATTTTGAATCTACTATCTCTATAATGTGGATCAAATTTGTAATTATCATCAATACCTTTAATATAATATAATGTTTGTCCCGTTAACCCCGTAAATAATCCATTATCTGTACCAACTAAACCTACGTCACAAATTCCTGTGTATGCCGTATAACAACTAAAATCTAAATTTTTTGGGTTATAATAGTTAGAAGAAACTAAAGTATTAGATGGTATGTAATTTCCAAATGTGATATTTGATTGTAAAGTATTACCTGAATTATCTAATTGTATTGATATTGGAAGTCTGTTTCCGTCATTTAAACCAATCACATCTGTTGAAAATACAACTTCCTCATCATAACTTGTTTCATCTGACGCTAAAGTTAAGTCAAAATACTGACCATAATTTAATTTTGTCGTGTATTTTGGGTAATAATAAGAATTAATATTTTGACTTGGCATTCTTTTTTATGATAAATAGTTTAATCGCGGTATTTATAGGTAAAAGCTTAGATGAAAACATATAAATATTCAACAAAGGAAAGAGCTGAAAGGGTTGCAAAATCTTTAGGGTGTACCGGATCCCATTATCATAATGAAGATGGTGATAGAAAATACATGCCTTGTAAAGATATGAAAACCTTTAACCAAAAAACAAAAAAAGAAGTGGAAGGAAAAGAAACTGAAGTTACTGAATTAGTTGGTGATGACGGTACGTGGTTAACATCCGACATTCCAATATTAGACCCACAGTCATCAATTGATGGTTCCGTATTTACCGATAAGATAGTTCCTATGAGTAGAAACCCAAGAGACCCATTACTTAGAGGTTGGTATGGTTACTATGGTGAGGGTAAACTTGCAGAAGAAGATATGGAAGGAGCGTTTGGTTTTGAAGATACTATGTTTATGGATTTTAAAGATACGGTTAAACATTATGAAAAAAAATTAGGTTTAGACAAAGAAGATGCGGTTGATAGGGCGGTACAACAAGGAAAAAAACCTAATCTACACAAAAGGGTACCAAAAAATATAAAAAAGAAAAAAAATTTTATAGACAGGTTGATATTGAAAGAGCTTGATGATGAAATAACGGAAGACACTTTATTTAAAAAAAATTCATCAAATAATGAAATATCAACTAAGGATAAAAAAACTAATCCAATTTTATTAAGAAACATAAATGCATTAAAAAATATGGCAGACAAATTAGGTGTTTCAAAAATGGAACTTATAAGATTGTTAAAAGATGAATAAAAAATTATACGGAAATATTATAATATTACCTAAAACTTTATTGAAACATCTTGATGATTGTTTTAATTCAGTTCAAGGTGATAATAATACTGAAGGATTTAAAAGAAACCAAAACCTTAGACAGTCTAAACAAATAACATATCAAGATTTAAAAAGGGTTAAAAATTGGTTTGATGCGTATAGTGGAAAAAAAGAAGACGCCCCTTTTATTTTGAATGGTGGTGATAGAATGCAAAATTGGGTAAATCACGCACTACAACAAATGAGAGGTAGTGTTAACAATTCAAAAAAAATAAAATCAGATGGTGGGATGCAAAATCAGTATTTATCTTCACATGAGAAAAATAGTTTTAATTTAAATGATAAGCACACAACAACCGCAGATGATTTAAAATTGGAGAATGAAATAATAAGAATAAACAGTTTAATAAAAGTAATTTAAAATGGCAGTACAAAGTGATAAAATTGATCTTTCACAACCCGAAAATGAAATGTCAAGAATAGCGGAAGAACAAAGAAAAAGACTATTCCCAAGAAATGATTTTAAACCAACCGATCAATATTCGGCAGTACATCCTGACGCAATTGCTGATGGTGACGTAAATGGTAAAGGTACGGGAGGTGATTTAGATATTTATAACCAAAGGGCCGGATCAAGTGTAGATAGGGCTGAAAGAATTGATGATATAAAAATAAACAAATTTTCACCTAACAACCCATATTATCAAGTTAGATGAAACTAATTAAAACTTTAAAACACGTCATCAACGAAGCGGCATCAATAGACGATGTTAGAAATTCCATACGCAATAAAAAAGTCATGATTATATATTATGATGGTGAAGACAATGGTGGTAAAGGGTATCGAACAATAGAACCGGTATGTTTAGGTGTAAGTAAAAGGGGTAATTTTGTTTTAAGAGCGTGGGAAGTTGAGGGTTCTTCTTGGAGTGCACAAAATGAAGGTAACATTTTACCCGGATGGAGACTTTTTAGATTAGATAAAATCTTTACATATAGACCAACTATGGATAATTTTTATACTATGAGACCTAAGTATAACCCTAATGGTGATAAAAGTATGGAAAGGGTCTTTATAAACGCAAAATTCGACAATGAAGAAAATATAACTTAATTATGGCAAATGAAATGGATTTAATGCAAAGACTTGCAGTATCAAGAAAAATAATGGAAAAAACCGAACAAATTAAAAGAGGTGATGTAATAAACGTAAACCCATCTGTTCAAAATTTTGAACCGGTAAATGGCACATATAACTTACCAGAAGAATTATTGGCCGAAAACGCACAGACAACTTATCACGACCCAACAAGACCTTTAGAACAAGATAGAATTATGAACTCAAAATTACCCGATGAAATAAAAAGACTAATGATTGAACAACCAATTGTTCAACCAAACAGCACCGCAGGAGCGACTTTATCAAACGAAGTCATTGAAGGCGCACAAAGATTAATGAAAAAAGAGGGGTTTACTGAACAAAAACAAATTCCAAAAAAACAAGAAACAAATAAAATTAACGAACAAACGTCAAACACTAATTTATCTGAGATGAGAAATATGATTAGAGATGTTGTGAGAGACACAGTTAGAGATGTGGTTAGAGAAGAATTAAAAGATGCGGGTATGTTAGTTGAGTCAACCATTAACACAAATGAAACAATACAATTTAAAGTTGGTAACACTCTTTTTGTAGGTAAAGTAACAAAGATAAAAAATTTAGAAAAATAAGTTTCGTATCATCTGTTAAATCCACCTCACAAGGGTGGATTTTTTGTTTTATAATCTTTATATTTTACTTAAATAAATTTTTATATGAGTAAAATTAAAGTATTAGTACTTCCTTCAGACCGTACCGGCGTTGGAAAATTTCGTTCTGTGGACCCTCACGTAATGTTACAAAATAATCACGGAGACGATTTTCACGTAGATATAGACTACGACCCAAAAATAAACGATATAAATTATTGGAGACAATACGATATTGTCCATTTTCATAGAAGCATTGGTCAGAACTATGATGCGGCCCCTTCAATAATTCAAAACCTTAATAATTTAGGAATCGTAACTATTATGGATTTAGATGATTATTGGTTACCAACAAAAGAACATCCGGTACATCAATTAGTTGTTCAAAACAAATTACATGAAAAAATAATGGCAAATTTAAAAGTTTCTAAATATGTAACAACAACCACAAATATTTTTGCTAATGAAATTTCAAAACTTAATAAAAATGTTTTTGTTTTACCAAACGCAATAAACCCTAACGAACCTCAGTTTCAATCAGAAACATTACAATCAGAAAAGTTAAGGTTTGGTTGGTTAGGTGGGTCTTCACATTTACATGATCTTAAATTATTAGATGGGACAATAAATAAATTAAAACCATTAAAAGATAAATTTAGTATGTATCTTTGTGGTTTTGATACCAGAGGAAGTGTTACAGAAATTAATAAACAAACGGGAGAACAAAAACAAAGACCTATTAGACCTGAAGAAACTGTTTGGGCAAGATATGAAGAAATTTTTACAGATAACTACAGAATGGTAGATCCCGAACATAAAGATTTTTTAATGAAATTTAAAGAAGAAGAATTTGTTTCAAACGAACTACCTTTTTATAATAGAATATGGACAAAACCTGTAACCACTTATGCGTCTAATTACAGATGGTTTGACGTTTCACTTGCACCAATTAAAAATCATATATTCAATAGAGTTAAATCACAATTAAAAGTCATTGAAGCGGGGTTCTATAAGAAAGCGATTATTGCATCAAATGTTGGTCCGTACACAATTGACTTGAAACATTCATTACAAAATGGTAACTTTGTTGATGGAAACGCACTTTTAGTCGATGAAGTGAGAAATGGTGATTGGTCTAAATATATGAAAAAATTAATTGATAACCCTAATTGGGCTTATGATTTAGGTCAAAGATTATATGAAACAGTTAAAGACACATATGACTTAAATAAGGTAACAAAAGATAGAGCGGAATTATATAAAACATTAGTAAAATGATAAACATACCCATTACAAAAATATTATTCTTGGATATTGAAACTGTCGGTATCTGTAAAGATTGGTCGACATGTCAAGAAACTAACCCAAAGGT